ATCACTATGCAATATTTGTTCTAACAAACAACATGCCTGTAAATCATTTAACTCTGGGTGTGCTTTCATAACAAAATCTAATGCGTTTCCTTTTGCTTCACAACCAAAACAAAAAAAAGTTCCATCATCCAAACAGATTCGCATTGATGGGTTTATATCATCATGGAAAGGACATAGGATATTAAACTCCGTTGTTGTTATTTCTTCAACAATTCCATAATAGATTAATACTTTCGCAAGTTCCTTTCCTCCGTATGTTCTTGTCATGCATTTTATTCTAGCCTTTCTGTTCTGTTATCTTAATGTATGGCTCTGATATTTCAACATCACAACATTTTCCTAACTTCGCTTTGTCCTCTTTACTTATTTTGCCTGTCTCATACATTCTATCAAGTTCTGCTTCGTCCATGCTTTCTTCAACATCAATGAACTTTTTAAACTTCTTTGCATCTACTCCACATTGTTTCAAATATTTAATAAGTCCATCCATATCATTTACTTTGTATATTTTGTTTACAACTGTTTTGTATAACTGCTTTGAAATGTTTTGTTTTAACTTTTCAAACTTCCATGTTAACTTCTTTCTTCTGACTTTTGTTACTTTAAGTTTCACATGATTTGTATAATAGTTCATTCCATCTTTTAATTCAATGTCAAAGGTTTCTTCTCCTTTTGGAAGATTCGTAAACATAAAATTTGTAACTGCAAGCTGTTCTTTTTTTCTTACTTCATCGTAATATTGGTCGAACTTCTTTTTCTCTTGTTGTGCTTCATACAATCTCCTAACGCTCTGTTCTATCTGTGCTGTATTCATTCTTCTGTCCTGTCCTTTCTTTGTACTCTTTTACTGCCTGTCTCTGTGCATATAATACCGAATTAATATCCTTTGGATATGTTCTAATATTTACATCACGAATAAAAACAAGTTCATCAAATGTTAATTCTTTCTCTTCCCCTACTGGTGTCTGTACTCTTACAAGTTCCTTTTTTCTATTTACTCCGACAACTTTTGCCGACCCTAATTTCTTTAAAAGTTTCCCGTGTTTTGTTTCAATGAATCTAACATAACAAATCATGCATCCTACCTGTAATACATTATCATAAATACGCTGTTCTTTTCTTGAGCCATATTTCATTTCGATTTCTTCAAGTGTTGCAAACTTTTTTTCTTCTGTTTCCTCTGTACTTGTTTTAACCTCTTCTGTTTCAAGTGCCTCTGTTTCAAATCCTTTTGTCTCAACCCATGATTCATCATCTTCATTGCTTAGTGCTGGCTGTTTTTCTACTTTTGTTTTACTTTTTGTTTCAATCCACGCTTCATCAGTTTCATTCTCATAAGCATTAAGTCTGTCAATCAACTCCTGTTTTGTAAACTTGTGTCCTTTACTCTCCAATGTGAGTCCTCTGTTTCTTGACTGCTGTTTTAACTCTGCAACTTTCATTTCCTCAAATCTCATTTGTTTTGTTCTCCTTTTCTTTTTATGTCTTAATTATATCACTCTTCTTTTTGTTTGTCAATATTTATTTTAAAACAATTATACTGATAACTGACAACATATAAATCATTCCAAACAATGATAGGCAAGCTATAATATCATTGAAATCTTGTTTTGTTATACCCCATTCTTTCCAAAAGGCTTTGAACACTCTTTTGATTATCCTTGCCTTTCTTCTAACTTTTCTCTGTAGCTTTCTGTAATTGTACGGTGTCATTTTGTTTTATCTCCTTTTTTTTATGCGATTTCTACAGATTCCATAAAACTTCTTAATATTTGTTCTTCCTCTTCATTTGTTAAAAGTTCCATGTCCCAAAAAGCTCTTACATATCCATTGAAATGAGCTATATATTCATTTTTATACTCTGAAAATGTTTCACAAGAAATTAAACCTTTTTTATAATGTTCATATCTATGATGAATTCTTCTAAGTATAAATATTTTTCTTTCTTTTATTTTGTTCATTGCTAATGTTTTCATATTCGTTTCTCCTTTTCTGTTCTCTCTTAACTTGATTTAATTATATATCAAGTGGTTAATTTTGTCAACACTTTTTTCAATTTTGTAATAAATTCTGCATTTTTAACTTTCTTGCCAATATCCTATTTGATTTTATTCTCTCATATGAGAAATCTTCTGTTCCTGTCTGCACGATTTCAAGATTTTCATTATACTCTACATAATGAACTTCATAATAGCTATCTGTAATTCTTGTTATCAACCCATACTCTCTAAATGTTTTCTTCATTGTTTTTCTTCCTCCTAGTTTGTTTTGTTTTTGTTTGCTTTGTTTGCTTTCCTTTAACTTGATTTAATTATATATCAAGTGGTTAATTTTGTCAACCCCCTTAATTATATTTTTTAATCGAATAAGCAATATCTTGCATAGTTATAACCTTGTGTATTTACAAAAAACTTTTGTTTTGTTTCCTCATTTACAATCATTATAACATATTGTGTGTAATCTTCTTCACATCCACAAGGAACATCTTTTAAAAAATCAAAATCTTTTAATAAATTATTTTTGAAATAAACAAATTCTTTGTCATTCATAATAAATGCCATTGAGCAAATTGCCTTTACATTGTAATATTCATTTTCATCTAACAATTGTTCTGTATATTCCTCAAGTGTATTGTTTTTATTTAATGCAGGCTCTGCTAAATTTAATTTCATTTCTGTTTTAAATGTTCTTTTCTTCATTTGTTTTGTTCCTCCTAGTTTGTTTTGTTTGCTTTATTAACTGTTTACCTTTAACTTGATTATATTATAACATATATAAAACAAAAGTCAATACTTTTTATAAAATATTTTAAAATAAATAAAGCTATATATTATATATAATATAATTAATATATTTATATATTTTATATAGCTTTATGCTTTGTTTTATTTATTTGTTTTATTATATTTTGTTTCTTTCTTCTTCCACTTATCTGTATAAGTATCATTGTATTTGTTTTTGTATTTGTTATGATATTTGTCCTGCATACTGTGAATTGCTATTACATCATAGCCTGTTCCATTAAGCTGTTCACACATTCTGTTGATTTCTTTTAGTTCTTTTGTTACATCCTGTATGAGTTTTGAAATGTAATCTGCATCTGCTCCCATTCCATTATTCATACATTTCTGCCACTGTTCCTCATACAGTTCTTTTGTTTCATGTTCCCACTGTTTGTACCGTTCCATTGCGTTCTTTACAAACTTAGGAAGAACACTGTCATTCACATCATCTGTTGTGTATTTACTCCAATCTCTAGGAATCATCTGTGGAAACTGCACTTGTCTTAAAGGAATTAACTTCTGATGAAGATTTATATATTTATGGTGAAGCTTTCTTTTGCTTGCACATTCATCCATATATTGACATTCTAATTTTCGTTTGAAACCCTGTAATCCAAGGAAACAAAAATAGTCTGCTAGCTGTTCATGGAAACTTAATGCTTTCTGCATGTGTTCATCAAGTTTTATATATACTTCTTCTGCAATGCTTTCTTGCATACGTTTGTTTCTTTGTGTTCCCATGTATGGTTGCTGTTCCTGTGTATTCCATCCTTGTTCTGTATTTGTTTTGTTTTGATTTATGTTTTCATCATATTTCACACCATTTACTTCATACATTGTTTTGCCCTCCTATTACTATATTACTGGAAAATTATAGCTTGTTCCGCACAGCTCACAACCGCTAACCATAAAAGTACCAACATCTGTCGCAACATTTGTATGATACACTTTTCTACTTCTTAACTGGTCTGCATGGACATTGTTTCCACACTTTGTTCTAAGCACATATTGTGTTGTTCCTGTTCCGATTGTTATAGCTACCGTTTCTGCACTTGTTACTGTCGGAATTGCCTGTGCTATACAGATACATACTTTTTCTTTGTTGCTATAAGTTGCCTGTGGAATATTCAGAATCAAAACACCATCCTGTACTGTTACACTATTTGTTTTCACAAAATGAACGCATCCACCGCATCCATATCCATTATTATTGTATAAACTACATGCCATTTTATATCACCCTTTCTAATACTTCTAATTAAACGAATAGGGCGGTTTTTATGCCGCCCCTACAAATATATCACGCATAAGCGGAAAGTCTCTTAAATCATCAAATAAACACTTTAGCATCCGCATCCATTATTACAAGCTGTTCCATAATGTGAAAACAACTGTGCGCTTTCATATGGACTACATGTCTGATATGCCGGAATTGGTGTTGGTCTTAATGTTGAAATCAGTGTTGCGTTCTGTGCCTGCTGACTCAGCTGGAAGTTTGCTGTCTGTAACTGGTCACGTAAGCTCTGAATCTCATTCTGTGTCATCAATGCTCTTGTTGCATCACCATCTGCTTTGATAGCGTTTACAATATCACAAGTATTTCTTGCGTTCTCATATCTTACAGAATCTATAGACCTCTGGGTAGTGCAACAACAATCCGCAAGCTGTGAAGCAAGTGCATTTGTGTTCTGCATTCCCGCTACTGCTACATTGTTAATTGCTTGCTGTGTTCCATTGAAACCATTCAGAAGTGAAGTATTAACCGAATAGAATCCATCACAAATTCCATTCTCCAAACCATTCAATTTATTCATTACTGCTTGGTTGTCGAATCCTCTCTGGATTGCACTATCTGTATATGCGCTTGCTGTACTGTTCATACCATTTCCACCCCAGTTTCCAAAATTACCTCCCCATGCAAGTAGGAAGAATAAGAAGAAAATCCAGCTTCCGTTTCCATCACCAAACATTCCATTGTTCTCTTTTCCGAGTGCTAATGCATCAGCTACACTCAATCCATTTCCATCCATTCCCATAATTGTTACCTCCATTAAAATAATTTATATAAATCACTATATGTACACTTTAGTGACTCATACCACCCATAAAAGCTTGAAATTGTTTATAAGCCTGTTCTATATCTATTCCTCTTTGCTTACATAAGTTTCTTGCTACTTGCTCAAGTTCTTTTTCAGATTTACCTTGCGCCATTTCTTCTGCTCTTTTAAAAAGCGGATTATTCTGCATCATTTGTTTGCTCAACTTCTGAAACATATGCTGTACCCTCCTTTAGCTCTCTTATCCTTTGTTTCAATTCACTTACAACATTTTCAAACTGCTGTTTAGAAACATATTCAACACTTGTTTTATTTTCTGTTGGTTTTAATATATATGTTTTAAGTTCTGCTGAACCATCTAACAATATTTGCTTTGTATAGATACATCCATTTGCAATATCAGTGAAAACAAATAAACTGCCATCTAAATCAATCATGCTTGCTTTCGCTTCATCATAACTTGAAACTGGTCTACCTTTTAACATCTGCGTTTGACTCTGATTTTGCATATATGGCTGTTGGTAATTGTATTGCTGTTCCATCTGTGCAATTCTATTTTGTGTTAATTGTTGCTGATATGGATTCATCCCATACCCTGTATAATTGTACATCAATCACCACTCCTTTCATGCTTTTAATATATCATACTTTTCACATTTTGAAATATAAACAAAGTATACTAGGAATAACCTTAAAGAATATGTGCAATAAAAAAGGAGTGCTTTCGCACTCCCTCAAATCATTCTGCCTATTTTCATAAGCATCTTTCTGTGTTTCTTTTTAACTGCTATTTCAGATAATCCTATTTCATCTGCTATACATTGCAAGGTTTTCTTCTCCTTATAATGCATCCATAAGATTTTCTTTTCTTCTTCACTTAACATTGTTTGTTCCATCAAATCACCAAACTCTTTTACAGAGCTTATGTCCTTTAGCTTCGTTCTAGTTTCTGCATTCTTTTTATCCATGCTTACCACTTCCCATAAACTTTCCGCATACTGGACATTTCTTAGGATTTCCACCTTGTCTATTTCTACTTTTCGCAATTTTAACTGTTTTAATTGTCCTCGTTTTTGTTACATGTATGCTTGCTTTCGCCATCCTTAATTCTCACCACCTTGGTTGTGAACTGCATTGTCGTTATATTGATTTCCGCTTACATCATTATATTCTGCATTTGCGTTGTCTCCGCTTGTTTCAATGTCAACATCTTTTCCATTTGTTCCTGTTGTTACATAATCAAATTGTGATTCATACCAAACAAAACAACCAAAGCTAAATGCTGATTGCAAAAACATTAAAACAATTAGAATGATAATTATAATATCTTTTAGTTTGTTAGAACGTTTATACTCTTTCTGAACGTCTATCAAAACTTCGCTAAATTCTTCCATGCTTGTTTCACTTCCTTAAATTGTTGCGTCTTTATATTTTCCATTTACTTTTACTTTTACAATTCCTGTACTGTATTTTCCATCTTTTCTATACATCATACCAGTTTTATATTTACTACCTTGTTTTGTGTAACAATTTGCTTGTAACTTAAATATTGCATACAATGTCATGTTTGCTGTTATTATGTTCGTTTCTTCAATATATGAACCACTTCCATTTTGATTTGTGTTCCATCCTAGAAACTTATAATTAGCTCTTTCTGCTGTTGGCAATGAACCTATTCTGTCTCCATAATAAACCATTCTTACAACGAAATCAGAACCACTAACTGTTCCTCCATTTGATTTTGCATCAAATTTAATTACACAACTTATTCTCTCCCACACTGCATATAAGTCTGCATTTCTTTCATACGACCATATCCATGGCTTTCCAATGTACGGAGTCCAGTCTGTTCCATTACTTTCCCTCCAACCTTTAAACACATAACCATTTCTTGTAAAAAAGTTTTCTTGCGTAACATAACTCGAACCATAATAAACTTGCTCTGACCATCTGTCCTTTTGATTCCACAGACCACCGTTTCCATAATAAGTAATTGTATATCTGTCTATTGCCGGAATTGTAAAGTTTACACTTGCTGTGTATGAGTTTCCTCCACCATATTCGATTCCTGTAAACCTAGCAGAGCATGTACCAATAGAACTAGATGTTCCTCTATTGTATGTTTTACTGTATGTTCCGATTAAAACTTGGTTTGCTGTATCCCAGTCATGTCCAGAACTTGTATTAATGCTTCTACTTCCAATACTTGAACTTGCTGAACTACCCCAGTCAAAATAAAACGTATTAGAACTATCTTGACATGAATACTGCGACCAATACCATACTTGCACTGTTATTGTAGTTTGTGTTTTGCTATTTGAAGATTCTACATGCAATCCTATGCAGCCTTGGTAAGCTGTTCCTGTTGATGCAGAACTCCATTGTGTACCACTTGGTGCTGACATTTATCACACCTCCTACTCAGTTGTGCGGATATATATATCTCCGTCTTTTCCAATCGAATCACTTGGTTCTGATGCCCCCTGTCTAACTGTAGGCATTGCATCTACCTTTGTTTTAATCTCATTAATTTGATTTTGTAGGCTTGTTGCAACGTCCTGTCCAAGTTGTCCTTTGATTCCGTCAAACCATTCGTTAAACATTGCCGTAAACTGCGAAAACAAATCAGATGTGCTTATCTGCTGAACAACACCTGTGACAAAACCACACACCTCATTGTATGGTCGCATATCTGTTATATCTGACGGACTAAAGCTAGACGCACCGATTGGCTTTCTTATTGTTGCTAACTGTATTTCTTTGACTGTTGATGTTCTTGAAACACTCACATCATTCTGCTTTAATTCGAGTGACATTTTTCTGTTTGTTTTATCAAGTCTTATTACAACTGAATCTTCTTGAACATATGATGAACTATTAACTGGAATTGTTAATATTTTGTTTTCCGTTAGTTCATAGTAATATCCATCTATATATGCACTCCCAGCCTTAACAGTTACTTTTAATCCACTTTGCGCTGAAACTTTTAACCCATCTGTAGGATTTACAAAAACACCATTTCCGATAAACTTTGAAAAATAGTTTGCAAAATCTTCTGCATTGTATGTTCTATCATAAACTCCGCTACTTGTTTCAACTGCGTTAAAAAAACCATACTTTTCTGCCACAGCAAATCACTCCTTTCAATTATTCTATATCTTTCTTCCACTCCATGTTCCACCATTTCTAAAACCAATGTACAAATTATTTGAAACATCTATCATAATTATCACACCATCTTGTCCACCATTTGTTACAAATACACCTTTCGAATAAACTGGTATTGCCAAACCACTTGGAAAAGGAACATTGCTGTGTGCATTAACAAAAAACGATTTATTTTCTTGTGGAAGATGGTCTATATCTTTCGCAACAACATCTGTTTTCGAAATTTTAAGTGACAAAACATCATTCTTAACACCATCAAGTCCAGTTTCTAACTTCTTTGTATTTGCTTCAATGTATTTAACATTAACATTGTTTTCCTCAACCTTTTTTATTGCGGTTTCTGACTTTTCTATAACATCTTTGATTCTTGAACCATATGTAAATTCTAGGTCTGTGATTTCTCTATCATCCTGTCTTGTCACTATTACATTCGTAATCTGTGCATCAATTTCCATTCTTAATTCTTCATCCGCAATCGTAACAAAATCTCCTATGTGATAATCCTTTTTATAGGTATACTGTTTTGTTATGTCTGTAACTGTCGCTTTATATTCTTCGCTCAAATCATTGTCTTTGGCTTTTTCATCTGCCCTTTGTTTCATAAGTTCTTCATACTCTGCATCAGTTAATTTTTTGTTATCTTGTTCACTTTGGATATCCCTTGCATCAACCCACAGTTCTTTCCTATTCCAACCTTTACGCTCTCCAAAAGTAATATCTGAATTAACATCTATGTTATACCACTTTCTGTCTGTTCCCTCTCCCTCTCCAGCAATATACACTGTATTCCTTAGTTTACTTCTATCAACTATATAATCTGTGCTTGCTATATTACTTAATGACTGAGAAAACATAACAGCACTAACCGCATTGTTTGCTCTATGTCTTGTTCTATCTTCACCAGCTCCAATTATCAATGTCCACCCATCAATGTTCTGCGGATGCTCTGTATCAATAACGACAATGTTTGGTTTTAATATAATTCTTAGTTTATCAGCTTCTACGATTTCACTTATTTCATCCCATAATGAGCCGCCTGTCACTTGCTTATCTACTGTGCTACATATTTGTTTTAATCTTTCTTCATCTTCAAACTCAACGGCAAGTGCAATATTTCTATTGCTATCGTCTGACATTATAAGATTTTGTTTTACCAATTCTTCAATGTATTTATAACTTTTCCCCTTAAATGTAACTTGCCCTTCGATAACTCTATATTCTAACAGTTTTAGCGCAAGGCTACCTTTTATGGTAAACACTTTGCTTGTTTCACTATCACTTTCACGTTTTACCGACTCAATAATACCAAAAACATCATCATCGAGCAGAACATAATAATTTTTTGTTTTATCCATCAAATACAAGTTTTCTTTGTCAAACATTGCGTTAATTGTGAACTTCCCTATTTCTCTCGCCTTAAACTCATACTGTGAATATTCATATTTTCGGAGAATGCCAACTATACACATTGTATCATCTAATATTGTAATCATAATTCTACATCCCCCTTATATTGAAATACTGTTCTCTATATTCAAAACTAACATCCATAACACCATCACTAGGCTGTGTTTCATACGAATAATAGTTTTTTCCTATAAGAATTTTAAATAGCTTGTAACCAACTTCCATATTTCCAACAATAGAAGCTTCATCACCGCCTTGTGTGCATAATTTAACGCTTTCTTCTCCAATATTAGTGTTTATAACGATTTCATCACCAGCCGACATACTCAGAGAAGAAAATATAATTTTTGCATCTTCTGTTATACTGTTTACTTGCTGTGTTATCAGAAAATCACTAATTGCTTTCATTCGTATAATACATCCAACTGGAACATCACCATTATTTTCAATCAATAAGACTTTTTTCCTACGTTCTACTCCCATTGTTATTCCTTTTGTTTTAGGAATCGTTAATGGAAATTTGAACTTGTTTTCTGTATCAGAAAATTTAATTGTTTTTGTTCCTTTGTAGAACATTGGATTGAAGCATTCGAACTCCAAAATAAACTTACATAAAACCTCATTGTTTTCTTTATATGTGTTAGAATATTTTGGTGGTGCTGTTGGTCTTGCATCTAAATAAAATCCATTTGCTTCAATCACAATTTCTTGATATATAGAAATCATTCTATCAAGTTCTTCCTTTTTGTCTTGTACTGCTGTTTCACAATTCTCCCAGTATTGCTCCCATGTGTTTGCCTGTTCTACATTCTTAGCAACAACATATCCTGTTATAGTCGGCTTTCTTGTTCCAACTGTTAAACCAACATAAGACTGCCCTATTTGATAAAGCACTCTATATGCTGACATTTCTACGCTAGGTATATCCCAGTCAATTTCATCAATGATATAATAACCATCTTTTGAATCAATAACAATACTGTCTTTTGTTACGCTATTTGTTAATGTAACTTTTTTGACCATTGTTTTCACCACCTTTTAAAATCCTAACAGTAACTCCCTTTTTGCTTTTTTCATTTGTCTTGCATACTCATATGCGTTTGGTTTTGTATTGTAGAAATTAAATGTGTCTCCACTATTATTTTTACCTCTACTGTTATTATACTCTTCATTCTCCTGTTTTGTCAATACCCTTTCTCCTTTATGCAACTCTGCTACATATCCATTAAAAGGTACATAATCCAAACCATTTGCATGTTTACCATTTACACTCCTTGCGGCTGACTTCGCATCATTCGCACTACTTACAACACTCTTAAAACCACTAACGATTCCACCAATAAAGCTTTTAATCGACCCAGCAAAACCGCTTACCCATCCGAGTATACTGTTTCCTATGCTCTTTAATCCATTCCATAACTGTGACAGAATATTTCTACCAGCACTGTACATCTGACCACCTATTGCTAATATCTTGCTAGGAATCTGTGTTACAATGTTCCAAACCTTGCTAGGTAGCTGTTGCATAAATGAAATGAATCTTGAAACAAAATTAGAAGCTGTTTGTGTTCCACTTTGTACAAGCTGTGAACCCCAAGAAACAATTTTACTCAATGTATTTGATAACCATGACCACACTCTACTAGGTAACTGTGAGAACCACTGTACTACATTTGTTAAGAAATTAGAAGCGGCTTCTGTTCCGCTTTGTAACATACTTGAACCCCATTCAATAACTTTGTTTATTGTATCAAGCAGCCACTCCCATATTCTACTAGGTAACTGTGCGAACCATGTTACAATGTTTTCAATTATTACTGGCAATTCAGTTGTTGCCCATTCAATACAAGACTGACCAAACAAATATATATGTCCTAACATTTCACCAATTACATAACCAATCTTGTAAGGCAATTCACTGAACCATGTTACAATCGCATTTATTGTGTTTGGTATTGTTTCATTCACAAAAGTATTAAATGCATTCGGTATTGTTTCTGTAAAAAAACTAATCACATTATTAACAAAACCCTGTATTGCTTCAACTGCATTGTTAAATACTTCCGGAATTGTTTCTGTAAAGAATGCTTTAACACTATCAAACGCTCCTAAAATAATTTCTGGAAGTCTGCCAAAAATATCAGATGCTTTGTCAAAAAACTCTTGAAACTTTTGTGCCGCTTCGTCAAGTCCGAACTTCTCTAATATCTTCGCTCCTATATCTCCAATAGTGCTTAGTATTGTACTTCCAATGTTTGTGAATGTTTCAATCACATTTTCAAACAACCCTTTTATGCCATCTGCAACTTGTTCAAAATCTCCTGTAAATATTCCAATGAATATATCCATTATACTTAGAATATTATTTAACACTAATTGTATTATATCGACAAGCGTTGAAAATGCACCCTCAAATACCGGGGCAAATATATCACATAATGTCTCCCATGCTGTTTTAATCACATCTGTTATGCTTTCAAAATTAAAGCCTAACTCATTTATTTTACTTACAAACTCATTCGCAAAATCTGAAAATGTTTTCTTTAATTCGTTAAACGTATTTGTTATGTTATTTCTAAATTCTTCATTTGTTTTCCACAGTGTGACAAACATTGCAACCAATGTTCCAATAACTGCAACAACTCCTAAAATAGGTGCTATGGCTGAACTAAAGGTTGTTACGATTTTTGTTATAACACTTGGTATTCCACCCATACTTGCTACTAATTCAGATTGCCCCATACTAAGAAGCTGTATTGTTTTTGTTACACTTCCGATAACTCCACTTGCTGTTTTAACAACTGTAATTATAGTACCTATTGTACTTGCCACTTTTGATAAAATAAGCAAAACTGGCCCGATTGCGGCAATTACAAGACCCGCTTTTACGATAAAATTCTGCTGTTCTTCTGACAGCTCATTAAACTTTGTTACAAGATTTGTAAGCCACTGAATAAAGTTTCTTATGTTTGGAATCAATACATTTGATATAACAATTCCCGCACCCTCTAATGCTGATTTAAAAAGTGTTATATCACCCTTTAAATTATCAAGCTGTGTTTGTGCTTGTTTTAAGGCTGAATCATTTGCATTTTTTAACCCCTCTTTAAAATCATTGACTTTCTCTGTTGATGAAACTGTCATTTTGTTAAACGCTTGCAAACCATATGTTGTGAATATTGTGTTTTTATATGCATTTCGTTCCTCTTCTGACATTCCACTCAACTTACCATTCAGTTCATCTACAACGTCATTGAAATCTCTAGCATTTCCTTGTGCATCATATACCGAAACACCTAATTCATCAAGTGCTTTCTTGGCTGTACTTGTTGGAGTATACAAATCCATCATTGCTCTGTTCAATGCTGTTGCCGCTTCTTCGCCTGTTACATTTTGTTCTGCTAACCGTAACAAACTTAATGTTACGCTATCCATGTTCTGTCCATAACTCTTAGCTGTTGCGGATGAAGAAGAAAGAGCTGTTCCTAATCCTCTAACATCTGTGTTCGCCATTGTTGCTCCTTTAGCAACTAAATCTGTAACACGCTTTGCATCATCCATTCCTTTTCCAAAGCCTTTTAGTGTTCCTACAACATAAGTAGAAGAATCTGCCAAACTTAAGTTACCAGCCGCCGCAAGATTTAATACCTCTGGCAACGCTGTCATTTGCTCTTCTGCTGTCAATCCACTCTGCGCTAATACATTTAATCCCTCTGCCGCTTGCGTTGCGCTGAACGCTGTTGTAGCACCCATATGCTGTGCGAACTTGGAAAGGTCTTGAATCTTATCTGTTGTCGTTCCCATTGTTGCGGCAACTTGTGACATAGCACTTTCAAAATCTGTTCCCGCTTTAAGTGCCGCCGCTCCTACTCCTGCAAGTGGCAATGTTACACTCCTTGACATTGTACTTCCAACTGTAGCAAATGCACTTGAAAGTCCTTTAAACTTTTGTTCTGCTGTGGCTGATTTATCCCCAAAAACTTTTAGGTCATTATAAGCGGATTTAAACCCTTTTTGAAACTTACTAGAATCAAGTTCCAAGTATGCCACAGCAGTTCCCATATTAACCGCCATTTTTTCTCCTTTCAAACAATACTTTGTTTATTCGTACTGTTTATAAAAATCTTTAAAATTGTTATAATGTTTTGTTTCCGCTTTTTTGTTCTGTTCTATATAATAAGGTTTTTCTCCCTCTGTTAGTCTCAATGTTAATTCACAACATGCTTCATTAAAACAAAAGGCAGTATAACTGTCCTCTATCCCTAGAACTTCACTAGGTAAACATTTATACTGCCTTGATATTGCTAATACGCTTTCTATCTTTTTACTCTGTACGAAAGGATTCTAATGCTTTTACCCCCTGCTGTGAGTAATTGAAAATGAACATCATCTGTTCATCTGTAAGCTCAATCCCTGTACTTTTGATTTCATCATATGTTGGCTCTACAAAAGTTTCATTTGCAATCAAATCAATTACGTCATAGATTTCTTGCATCATACTGTTTTCTTCTGTATCAAGACTACCACTCTGTACGAATAACTCATTTGTTTTAACAAGTAATGAGTTTGGAATCTTTCCCTGTTTTGCCATTCCTAAAATAGATGGTCTTTTAAGTTTTGCAACAAAAGGTTGCCCCTCCGCAAAATCTGGAAGCCTTACAATATTACCATTTGCATATTGTTTCAACTGTTCCAAACTTGTTACCTGTTCTGTTTTTGCTGTTTTTGCTGTTTTTGCCATGTTCTCATTCTCCTATCTTTTTTTGTTTTAATTTACTGCAAGTCCTGTTTCAAAACTATCCTCATCAGACAATGCTACAGCCTCTGTGAACTTCGGGAGTATTTTCGTATAAGACATTTTATATGGTGCCTCTCCCTCTTTTGGTGCTGAATTAATTGTATACTCTGGAACTCTAAATACATCATCCTCTGAACTCATTGCAACTGGTGTTCCTTGGCAGTTTGGATATGTGATTTTCTCATATCTAACAATCTGACCACTTGCATCATACTGTGCGGAATAACAATCAAGCTCAAATACTTGTCCTTTATCTATACTTCCCGCAACTGGTGGTGTATATGTTAGCGTATCACCTGTTCCCTCTACTGTACCACCTTGCAGAATCTTAACAAGTTCTGGAATGAATACATTGTCTGTCATTGTAATCTGATGTCCAGTAATTGTTGTCGTTGCTGGTTTCTGTGCAATCAATCTTCCTAATTTTACAAGTTTAATTGCATCTGTTGTTTCTGTCTGCGGTTCAACTGCGATTTTATTTGCTGTATCTACCGCAATCTCTGTTGCATTAGAATCATCACCATCAGCCATTCCTGTTCTTACAACAACAAGCGCAACATCAATGGTTGGGATTCCAACTGCTTTTTTCTGTGCTTTAGGCATTACTCAATTCCTCCTAATAATTTTCTATTTTTCTACAGCCTTGGTATTGAAATGATACCATATGTGAATTTTTATCTTTATCATAAAAACTTGCTGTTTCATTTCCAACATACATAACAAGTGGAAATATTTGTTTCATTTTTTGTTTTGTTTCAAACATGAAACTTTCAATTCTTCCATATCTGTTTACTGGAATATATAACATAATTGTGTATAGTGGTCTTTCACTTGAAACTGTTTGTTGTTCATATGTTCCCTCCGACTTTACAACAACATATTCTTTCAAACATTCACCTTTATGTTGTGACGGATAATAAACTTCTGTTCCGTCTACCGCTATAGCATCCCTAATTTGCTCTATAATGCTTTTCATTTGATATACCTCAATAAATCCTTATATCCATCCAAAACTTCCTTAGAACACGCATTAACAGTTGGCTGTAAAATTGCAAATCTTCTTTCGTTACATAACTCTAAATATATACCATAGTCAACTCCATGACCTATATATATTCTCGTTCGCATTTTTCCAATTTGTTCAACCCATCCTGTTAGCCTTTGCCTTGCATGTCCTGTTCTGTCTGTCCATGGTCTGTTCCTCTTAGCATAGTTCTGAAACTTTTTTGCACCGCTTGTTGCAAACATTTTAATTGCAATTTGCGATTTTGTTTCAGCTCTTTCTAAATTATCTAACAACTGTTTCGCATCAATTCTAATTGTTCCCATTTAACACCAACTCCATTGATATATCACAAACAATGTTAAACTCTTGTATATTATTTTTCTCAATAATCTTATAAGTGTTTTCATTTATTTGTATCATATCTCCATTTTTAATCAGAACAGAATCATCATATGCAACCATTAATTTCGGCTGTCCTTTTGAATGTGTTTTAGAACCATCTGAAACGCTTTTTGTTATATACCCCTTTTCTATATGAAACAATCCTTGTACTTCTGTTATGCTCTGCTGTTCATCTGTATCTTCTCCATAGTTGTTTAATATTGTTCTTTTAACTTCATAGCTTCTGCCATGTGTTTTTATCTCTCGTTTTACTTTGTTTAGTTCTATCTGTAACATTTTCTCATTCATCTTAGCACCCCACTGTTTACAGAAACAAAATGGGATGCAAGCATCTTGAAATAACTAGAACTGTCTTTCGTGGTCAAACCACTTACATCCAACCCTGTTACTTCTGCTTTGATTATTAATCCATCATAGCTTGCTTTTCTAACATCACCGTTATTTTTTTCTAATAGATATTGCAATTCATCTACTTCAAAATATGGTGCTTGTTTTTCTCTCAAGTTGAATTTTAACTGTTCTAAATTATCCATCTACTCACCTCCCACATTTGTTTACATCTTACTCTGTTGGATTGCTTTCTGAATAATCTGTCTTGCTTCTCTTACATTTTTAGCTTTTGAAGTATCAATGTTATGTTTTGTTGCATACTCCGCAAGCTGTTCTTTGTTCATTTCAGAAATCGGAATTGTATCGACTGAATCATCTTCTTCAATCTGTTCATCTTCCACAATATCATCAATGTTTTGTTTTGTTTCGTCAACAATAACATAACCATTCTTTTTGAACATTGTCTCATACGAATTGCGACTTACCTTAACAGTATGCTCACCTTTCATAATATTAACCATTGCCATGTTTATTCCTCCCTTACGCTACTACATCAAGAATATATACTTGGTCTGCTGTTGGGAAGTCTGGCAGACAAATCATTGTAACTTTTGTTTCTACGTTTACTGGGTCTGCCTTTGTCATTGTTGTAACTGCTACTCCTGTATCTGTGATTGAAACATTTGCAACATTGCTTGACATAAGGTCTGACTCTTCTGGTGTTGTACCAAACCATGTGTTTCCAAGTTTTCCTGTTGGGAACATAACAAAAACATCTTCTGGAACATATCTTTGAACTGTCCCATCCTCGTCTTTAAATCGTTTATCATTTGTAACAACATCAATTCCGAATTCGTCTTTAATGAACTGTTTAGCTTTTGCATCTGAAATAAAACCAACACCATTCGTCATTACATAGATTGATTTCTTAATTTCTGTATTTGCTCTGATGTACCCAAGCACCTTGGAAGAACATATTGCTCTCTCAGGTGTTACACCAGTATCATCGACAATCTTTGTGATACCAGCTCTGATATCATCAAGAATTGTTGCTGATGGGTCACTCCAACTCTTTTTTACTGTTACTTTATGGCTTTCATCTACACCATAATCATACTCATAAACCTGTCCATTTCCTTTCATGGAAATTGTACCCGTTGTGAGCATCATCATTCTCATACGCTCACGCTGTGCGGAAGCACCCTCAAGAAGTTCAACCTCGTCTGCAAAGATTCTATTCACAATAGCATCAATATATGCTTGGTTTCCACTCTCAATGATTTTGTTAAGTTCCTGTCTTAATTCTTCATCAATATATTTGGACTCTTTAAAGAATGGCATATCTGCACTTAACTTCTCAAATCCAATTCTCGGTCTTGGAATAGCCTGTACATCAAAAGCTGATGCTTTCAGAACTACTGGAAGTCCATTAGAACCTTTCAGCCATTTCAGTGTAAGTCCGAGCTTCTTATCATTTGGGAAAAGTTCCTCTCCTAAATATGGCTCTCTGTCCTGTTGTAACAATTCCCAGTATGATGTAATTTCAGAACTAATAATAAGGTCATAAATTGTCATGTTTTGTTTTCCTCCTATTTCTTAATTAGCAAGCAACGAATTTAATCATTGGCATTGCCGCTTTTACTGTGTCTGTAAGTTTTGCTTTTGTTGTTGCGTCAATTCTGTTTGTGTTTACAAATCCGAACAAAAGTAATGTTCCATTTGCATCCCCTGTTGTAACATCAACATCATGTAACAGAACTCCTACTGCGTTAGATGCTTCTGTAGAACTACCCGCTGTTGCCGCTGTGAATGCTGTTGTTCTTGCATCAAGATTTCCTGTGAGTGGTGTTCCAGCTTTAACAACTTTCTTTGTTCCCTCTGCAACTCCGAGTGCCTTACTTACTACAACACCCATAGAAACTTGATGTTCTACTGCAAAAAGAATCTGATTTGTATTTCCATATGTTTCTTTTCTAACTCCTGTTTGATTTAACATTTGTTTCACTCTCCTTTATTTAAAATAATGGCTCTTTACTGCTTTTCTTCCAGCAAGTAATCTTTCAGCCATTGTCCCAGCATACTTTGAATCTCCATTGTTTGATTCTCCGTTTGTATTCTGTTTGTTTTGCTCTGTTGCTTTCTTAACTCTTGAACGTGTTACTGTTCCTTTTTTATTTGTTTCATCTTCCTCACCAATAGCAAAATAAATCTTTCCATTTGTGCTGTCTTTCATTTCTGCAATTACAGCGTTAATGTCTTTATCTTTTGTTACTTTTGCTTTTGCGACAATAACTAAATCATCCACAAGCTCTGGTTTTGCTCCTAACTGAATAGCTGACAATTTTGCTTCTGCGATAACCCTTGCTTCACGCTCATCAACAAGCTCTTTTGTTGTTGCTGTTAATGCATCGTCCTTTTTCTGTAAATCCGTTTTGTTTGCTTCTTCATCTTCTTTCGCTTTCTTAACAATCGCTTGCAATGAATCTGAATTTTCAACTCCTAAAGATTTAAGATATTCAGCAATCGCATCGCCTTTTACTTTTTCAACATCAACATTATTATTCTGCTGTGTATTTGTCTGCTGATTTGTGTTATTGTTCTGCTGTGAATTGTTATTATTTGCATTGTTCTGCTGTGAATTCTGTTCTCCGTTTGTTCCATTTGTGTTTGTATTTGTTTCTGACATTTGTTCTATTCTCCTTTATTATATAATGTTTGTAAGATTCTTTCCTCTTTCTTCAACTGGTTTTTCTTTTTCTCAATACCTTTTAAAATTCTCTCCTTGTTTGTCTCGTTTGTTTCTACACTTGCATTTGCTAGTGCTTTTCTTATTTGTTTTTTCAAAATCAATGTTTTTTGGTTATCATAATAAGAATCATATTGTTTTCCACAATTCGGACACACTAGAAAAGTCCTTGTTATGTTTTGTTTTCCAACTTGTTTGTTTTCTTCCTTTATCATTGGATAAAAGGATATTTGACACTTATCACATGTCACTTTCAATTATATCACCTCCTGTATATATTGTCAACTCTTTTATGAATATTTTTCCATTTTCATCATAAAAAGTTTTTCCCTTTGAAACTTCATTGAGTAACTTTCTTTTTTCATTAAGTTTCTTTATGAGTCTGTCCTTTTTCCTTACCTCTCTAGGACTCACAGTTTCCTTTTTAAGACGTTTTCTCATTGCTTTGATAAATAATGCCTTAATCTCTTTGAACGTCTGTATGGACTCATTATCGTCTATCTGAACCACTTCTACTTCTTTACATCTTACACACTCGAAATACAAAATAACATAATGTTTTTTATCTTCGTCATATATATCTTTTTTCAGTAATGACTTTGAATCCAAACTGTTTACCTCTCCACATTTGTTACATACTCTTTTTACTTCCATGTTCTCTCTCCTGTTCTACATAAAATCTAACGCATACTTATCAATATCTGGAAATGTTCCTGTTGGTGAATTATACCACATTCCAATTTTCTTAGCTATGTCTTGCATACTATCTGGAATTACAGCTTCAAAAGTACACATTCCATTTGGATGGTCTAATGGTAACGCATCCTTTGGGTAAACTCCTTGCCCTAATCCATATTTGTCCTCTTTGGCTCTATTCTCACATATTCTGCATACCCTCCCATGGAAATTACTTGTTATCCATCTATATCCAATAACGAAAGGGTCATTCTTATTCACCGCTTCAAAACTTTGTTGGTATGCATGTGATACTAATGTTCTAGCAAGCCTTTGTGCGTTGTAATCAACATGTCCAAAACGAAACTTATCATTTATTGTTTCTCCAACGCTGTTTGCTCTTCCAGAATTCACATCTGTTATTCTTGCTTTTCTTGTGCTATATATAACCTTACTTGCTTTTCTTGCTTGTGGGTCTACATAGCTTTCAATATCAAGTGCTATTTCATATGCGCTTTTTCCTTGTGCTGTTCCTATTGATATTATTTTGTTTATGCTTTCCTGTGTTTGTTTGTTATAGCCCCATATTGCTTTACTTAGTGTCCAATTATCTTGATATATATTTCCTGTTATGATGTTCCTAACAATTTGGTCTGGAACATACTTAAATGCTTCATGTATATCTGAATCCTTAAAACCACAATACTTTAAAAATGTTCTAGTGTCATACACCACCGCTTCCGAAACTGTTGTCATACTTCTAACAACTCCATTTTTAATATCTTCATTTAGTTGTTGTATTCTTTTTGTTATGCTCCGCTTTAACAATACGAGATTTTGTTTTTGCATGTTTCCATTACCCATACTTGCTATTTGTTTTGTAACATCTTTGTACAGATGCTCATACATTTGTTTTATGTCTTTTTGCATCTGTACTGTTGTTGTTTGTCTTACTTGTTCTGCATTTTTTAAACTAAACTTCTGCGCCATTGTTTACATCACCCTGACCATTTTATTCTTCAAGTTTTGTTTGTGTTTCAATTTGTTGTACATTCTTTTCGACTTGCTGTTTTGTTCCAATGTTTTCAAGTTCTCCCTGTACTTGTGTATTCATGCTCATGCTATCAAACATATTGTTTTCTATTGCTATCTGCATAAGTTCATCATCAATCTGTGCATCTGTTTTGAATTCATCCTTTCTCCACTTCTTAATGTATGACTTTCTACTTCTAGCATTTGCCGCAATCTCTGAAAGGTCTGACGCTTTTTCATCATCTTCATCTTCCATAAGTGCATAATGTTCTAAAATATTAATGTTATACTGTATTTCGTCCAATCCTGTCAAAACATATTTTGAAACAACTTCATCTTTGTTTAACATTGCAATATCAAGAATACATTTAACAATAAACTCTAACGCTGGTATCCATGCTTTCATTTTTTCATCACATCTTACTTGCAATGGATAATAAAGTGCTTTCAATGCTTTTCCGCTTGTTATTGTCCCCGCCATTGTTTCTTCTGAAATGTTTGGAATATCAAGTTCACCGTACATTGTTGTTTTAATTCTATCAAGTGTCGTTTTGACACTTTCTGTATGGTTCATCTGTGGTGCTAATGTTCCAACTAACGGATGAACTTCATTTTGGTTTTGTTCTGAACGTAAATCCCAGTACGCTCCCGCTCCACTACTTAGATTTGCTGTAGTCTCTGCATTCATATCAACTGTATAACGAATAGGATTCATTCCTTTTCTTTCGCTGTCTATATCCGCATTTCCTAATCTACTGTACCCAGCTTCATACATTGCTAAATCTTCAATTTCTGATATTCCTAATTCATCAAACAATGTTCCATCATTCAGAATAACAACTGCTGGGATATATTCCAACTCTAATATTTGTTCTGGTACAACCTTTTGTTCTACATTGCCGATTCCATTGTATAGTGTTGAGCTAAAGTATATTTGTCCATTTATTTCTTCATATCTGTTTACTAAATATTTCTTCTGTTTTGTTTGTTTTGTTCTATTTACGCTTTTAAAACTTATAAATTTTGTTAATCTGTCTGAATCATAATCTGTCTCATAATAAAACTGCAAACTATTATAAAAATGTGCTTGTATTCCATCCTGTTCTGAAAAGTCCACCAAACATGCTACACGTTTTCCGATAAAGCAATCTTTTGCACTTTGTAACAGTGTTCTTGAAAAACCACTTTTTTTTAGAACTTTATTTACCAGTGTTTGGTATTGTTGTACTTGTTGTTCATTTTCTTCATCAACATAATTTTGTTGAATTAAAAAATCTGGTGTTTGACTAAACATGAATCTTGCTTCTTTATCTATCAATGTTTTAGCAATCTTAAACCTAACATCTGATGCTACATAATCTCCCGCTGTTCCCTCTGTTATAAATTCAGCACCTTTTTTATAGTCCATATAGTTCTGTTGTATCTGTAACAATTCCTGTGTATATAAATTATATCCTTCTTCTATTTCATTTCTTAAAACAAAATAAGGAAAATTTCTTAATGCTTGTATTACTTCAACACTATGTTGTTTATTACTAGCCATTTAATATTATACTCCTTTCTATTATATAATATATTATAATATATAAATACATATAAGTCAATAATTATTTTATGTTTTATATATAACAAAAGGGTGGATTTCTCCACCCAATAAATGTTTGTTTCGTTTTGTTTTAGAACAACTGGAATCTGTCCATTGGTACTCCAAAAGCACCAGCGTATCCATCTTGTCCACCTGTTGTTTCGTCATTATACTGCCATGAATAATATCCTCGTTTAACTGGTGATATTCTGTACTGTGCTTTCTGCCAACTTCCTACTGGTGGATGATAGATAACTTGTACTGCATCAATAACTCTTCCAATACCAGCATAACCATTGTTCGAATCACTCCAATTACATCCCGAAACAAAAGGCAGCCATCTTCCACCAAGAACATGTACTCTGTATGAAACCGAACCAACATCACATTTAATTGCAATATCTGTTATCTTTCTGCCTTGTACTCCCGCAAAGTCCTGTAAGTTTCTTACAAATGGATAAATTGTTCCACCCTCAACCCTCACTGCATATGTAAAGTTAACTGGAACATTGTAATGCCCTCCACTTGCCTGCGGCTTCTGTACTTCTGGTTGCTTTATTCCGTCACCATAATCAATATCACAGAGTTTCAATAAATCTGTAAATCTGTTTTGTGATAAATTTGCAATTCTAACACCATATGCTGAACCATCTGCGGCAATATATGTATCATTTCCAAGATACACTCCAATATGTCCATTCATCCATACCGCCCAACCAATATGGTTGTTTGTTCTTTGTGATATTGGAATAACTTCTACCGCTGTACTCTTATATTGTCCACTACCTCTTATAATACCAGTATACCAGCTTATAAGTCCACTACAATCTACACAAACCTTTCCAGCTTTGTTATCATCACTATACCAAACACAGTTAGAACCATACATTCTTCTTAATTCACGTATTTGTTCCAAACTCATTACAGTTCCTTTTGCTCCATATACATACGGAGTTCCAATCTTACTTTTTGCAAATTCAATTAACCCTTGTGCTGTTTTACTCATATACCTCTATAACCTCCTAGAATACCCCTAGAATCAATTCTAATATAATCCCTTAGACTTCCTTAGATTCAACCTCTGGAATTCCTGCAACACTCGTTAATAAGCTTAGGATGCCTGTTACGATTGCTGTACTTACTACTACTTTCCAATCAACTGTACCGATTGTTGTTGATACTCCAATAGTTGCAACTGCTGACTGTGCCATAGATTTTACTGCTCTTACAACTGCCGCTTTCATCCATTTCTTCGTATTTACAGAAACTTTAAATACACAATTCTTAAACATGTTTTTTACCTCCATTTTCTAATTTACATAATTCTAATGCATGTTTTGTTTCATCTATTTCTTTTTCATTTCTCTCTATTGCATCCCACTGTTGTTTTTGTCCTTTTCTTACATGTTCTTTATATTCTTCTATCTCTTTGTTTTGTTTTTCTAGTTTCTCATTTTGTTCTTTTATTTCTTTTGCCAACTGTTCAACTCTTAGTGTTAATTTTGTCATTGCTTTTGTGTTTTCACTTAGTGGTCTGTATATCGCTGTGAATACTCCGATTAGAGAACTTAACCCTATTACCACAATACCAATCATTTCCGCAGTTGTCACATTGTTATACCTCCTAATTAGTCAATAAATTTATTATTATTTTTACCATTGTGTTATATTCTTAATTAACTATATCCCCTAATTAATTCCCCATCTATCTCCATTTATTATAATTTTATTGTTTTGAGCTAATAAACTATTCATAGCCACATTACATTCAACAAAATCCGATTGTTCATTTTTGGCTACAACAAAATCAAAAACGTTTTTTTTCGTAGAACCCTCTAAAAATATGCCATAAACAGAATATGCGCCGTCTGTTTCACCATCAATGATAATACCACTTAATTTGCAAAATGAAGAATTCAATATTTTTATATGTGCTGTGTCATATTCATTTACCTTTCCTGCATTATTCCAATCACTTTGGAATGATTCAATTAAACATCTTGACGTATTATTTATAACCAACGCATTTCTATAATTCTGCTGCGCTGTACATCCTATCAGCGAATTATTAATACTTTCAACTAGATAACCAGCATTTTCATTGTTAGCCTTATTGCACAATCCCATTCTGCAATTTCTGACCACGTTATTGGCTGATTGCAAACATACACCCGACCACTGTATTTGAATCCCTACACACTCAATTATAAAATTATCTGTACCTTGAATATAAATGGCATGTCTACTACAATCTTTTATATAAAGATTTTTTAAAAAAGAGCCTCTGCATTTTCCACCAATTCTCACACCATATGTCACATTTTTTATATCACAATCCTTTATAATTCCATGCGTGTCATATCGTTCCAATTTTTCTTCGGATGTTGCTTGCAAATATACGCCAACGCATTTGCCACCACCATTAATCGATATGCTTTCTACAACGCAATCATATGAACCATCTTTACTTGAAACTACAGCCATCAACACATCAGTATTATCACCTACATATTTAATTATTGTATTGTGTCTTTGTTCTCCTATAATTTTATGTTTTGATTGTAATAAAATAGTATCTGATACAACATACTCGCCATTTGGAAAATATACAACATAGTTTGATTTAACCGCATTTTTTATAGCGATTGTATCATCTGTAATACCATCACCGACAGCGCCATAATTTTTTACATTTATAGGATAATATGATATTTCGCTATCCTTAAAATAAATAAAACAATATTTAAGAAATTTAACACCACAGCACACTCTAATATAACCATTTGACGGTACGGTAAACAACCCATTTTTTGTTGCACCTCCCTTAACAACATTCACTGTATCAAATGTTTTCCAATCTTTATCAGTGTAAAAAGACAAAACTGCAATAGCTTCATCACCACCAATAAGATTATACGCTATTATACTCCCAGCATTTACAGGTATAAAATTAGTGCTTTTATAATCACTAGCGTCTTCTGCCCATCCACTTTTAGAGGATATTAATTTGTTATTAATCAGCTCTTTTTTTAAATCAAAAAACCTCTTGCTGTAATAACTTGAATCTTCCTTTAATTGATTAACATCATTTGTCAACTCTGTATAATCACTTGGAATTGTCTCTATTACATCTTGTGCTTTCTTTTCAATTTCTGCTTTCTGTTCATTTGCAACTTTTAACAACTCTGCTTCTAACTGATTATAATAATCCTTTGCTACTTGCTCCTGTTCCTGTGTTCCATTTGCTTCTAGTCCCTCTAACACTATACCATTAGCTAGTGTTGTATTCCATTCATTTGTTATTGTTCCATCTGATTTTGTTTTAATAGCACAAACAATAAAAGAAATAATTCCTTTATATGCTGTTACTTTTCTGCTCAATTCCCAACTGAATGTTACATATTTTTCTCCATCTGCTGCTAGGTCTGTAACAATATATTTGTCTTTTCCTGTGTCCAAACCACTCGCATTCTGAAAAACAATTCTTAAAGACAGCTTGCTTAGGTCTATTCCATTACCAACAAACCTATTACAACTGAAATATTTTCTTTCACCTTTTTCATCACTCATAACACCGAATATTCTTTCTGTGTCTGGAATAATCATTGTTCTTGTATCTGCGTCTATCACTATTATATCATTTGTTTCTAATTCATTTACTGCCACTTCTGCCGCATTTAGCAATTCATCTACACTAGGCACTTCTTACACCTCCTTATGTTTGTTCTATATATGTTCTGTTTGTTGTTATTCTTGTTTTGTTGCTTTTCCCTGTTAGTTCAAAGTAAAACATACTTCCATGTGTTACATCCACTGGAACTGTTACTCTATCCTGTATAATCTCATTCGTTTGTTTTCCATCTACATCATAGAAACTTATAACTCTTTTTGTTTCTTTCCAGTCATTGTCAAAATGGAATACCAAACATAAATAATTATCAGAACCTCTTACAATGTTTTCAAAATCACATTGTTTGTTTCGTCTTAATAACTGACCAGCAACATCAAAATGTAATTCTCTCATAAGCCTGTACCTCTTCTAATTATTCCGCTTGCCACTGTTCTTTCTACTGTTTCATCATGTTCTATATTCAATGGTTCTGAATCATATGTTGCAAATACTGGATCTCTTTCTTCAATGATTGCCATACATAATTCTATTCCATTATATATTCCGCAACTATAATCATCACCAATGTTTTGTTCTTGTATACCTCTTAGTTGTTTTATACTGTTCTTAACTGTTTTTAACTTCTTCCAACTTCTCAACATTCTTAACACCTCCTATAAGCTTCTATTTACCGCTTATATGCTATTTTTATTGCTTACCCTTACAACTCCTAACCATGCTTGCTGTTTGTCTTTATTTGCTTGATATCGGCTACTGTATATTGGTCTAACGCATACCACAAGGCACTACGTTTCTTCGATAGGCTTTTTATCCTACCCTCTTGCAGTTTCTATTCCTACAAGTCTAGCATACCTATTAACTTCTTATAATTTAGAATACGAACTTTATATTTCCCTCTCACTGTCCAATTCTTCTGAATAGCCTGTGTTATATTTACTTTTCCATTGAAGAATTTCATCGCTTCTGTCTTTGAATAGAAATAATACTTTTTATGAGTTTCAATATCAGTTATAACGATTGAATGGTACATGCATTTTTTATTTATCTTTAACACTCTTTCTAAATTTGTATCTTGTAACAAATAATATTCTTTGCACCTTGTATTCAACCCTCTAAATGTTCTATGCAATTCATCCTGTGCTTCTTTCATATTTGTAAAAGCTCCTACAAAATTCAATCTAAAATCGTACACATAACACTTTCCTTTTCCATTAGCACCCCACATTTTCTCTACAGTGTTTTCATTAGCCATGTTTTCTTTTTGTGTACACCATCTAAGATTGTTTGGTTTGTTATTCAGTTTGTTCCCATCTATATTGTCAACAATGTTTCTTTCTTCTGTATGACCTTTTACAAATGCATAAGCCATTAATCTATGCACAAAACATTTTTTCCATCTTCTTTCACCTTGTAGCTTCAATGCTACCTGTTTATATCCACTACTATTAAAACTCTGTACCAATTCCATTCCATCTTTTCCATAGACATTTCCATATTTGTCTATTTCATATATATCTAATACTTGTTCATATTCTGTTGCTAATGTATTTACTTTCTTTCTCTCATACATCACTGGCAACCTCCTTTATAATATTGTCGCAATAGCTCTTGGGAACATTATTCTTTCGTCAGTTCCTATGCGTTGCACGTGTCAAACAGCCATACGCTGTAAGACTTCCGTTCTGGTCTGCATTTCAGCCTTTCCAGTTTTTTCTATCGCTTTATACACCCCTAGTCTTGTGGTATTTTTAAAGGTGTGAGCATCTATGTTAAATTCATCATATATTACATTGCCTTTTGCATCCCTTGCATACGTTAAATCTTTCAATTCCTTTATTGTGTTTCTACACTTAGGAGAACATATAACCTTCTTAAAACGTTTTATCTTCTTTGTGTTCTGTAGTCTACTTCCCGCATACTTTTTACAAGCATACATATTGAATCCCTCTTGTCTATAATACTGTATTGACTTTGGTTCTATTTATATTCTATGCGGTTCGCTACTCCGCACACGTTCTCTAATGAACTGCTGTAATTCTCATTACAGATTAGACTATATCTTAGCATTTCTGCTCCACATGTTTCGGAACGCTTGTTCCTACTCTACTTACTTCCATTACATTTTCCATATCTAACATAATGTGTTTTCGATAGTCGTTGAATAGCTTGTTCTTTCGAAAGTTTTTTATATGAAAACAAATAACCTTTATGTTGTCTTTCTATTCCTCTACAGACATTTGCAACATGACTTCTATTAAATCCATCATAACTTGCTTCTGTTGTTGAAACATAGCTTCTAATATAATTCCCATCTAAATCATATTTATAAACTGTCTTCGCTAAACTCCAATTGTTATTCTCTCTAGGAGTTACCCAATTTAAGTTGTCTGCATTGTTATTCTTTCTATCTTCATCTTTATGATTGACATATTTTCTTTTTGACGTTCTCCCTTTTACAAACGCCAACGCTACTAACCTATTAACACGCAAATAGTTTGTTTTATTATGTTTCGTTGTCAATGCTACGTTTAAATAACCGCCTGTCTTTTCATACTGCTTTAGCTCGTGTCTATTACTCATACTCACGTTCCCATGCTTATCTCTTAACGAAAATACTCTGCCATCATACGAAACATAATATCCATCATTTATATGTTCTAATCCTTTTATTTTATTTATTTGTTTTACTTTCATATATTTATTCCTCCGTTTACTTTAAACTACTACTGGTTGACTAATCCATTGAATTGTCACTCTATGGTATCAATGGCTCTAAAGTGTTTCCAGTATTCAATGTGGTTTTATGCGACCAAACCTTTAGCCGCATCCGCATATATTGGTTTATTACATCTTTCAGCTCTTTGTTTTGTTTTCCTTACTCCATCCAATAAAATAAATTTATTATCTGTTATATGGTTTCTGTATACTTCATCATAAATATAAAGTATTTTATTTTTATCATCTACTGCACAACTAATCAACGCATTATAACTTGTTTCAAAACCAAAGTCCAAACCAAAGAAATGATATTTACTTGGTATGTTTGTTATTGTATTTGTAAATTGTTTTGCGTTTGTTGCAATCGTAAATTGTGGCAATACTCTTGTTCCACTTGCTCCGAATCTTCCCCACCTTGCAACCGTCCATAAATGCGGGTCATTTATCTTTAATCCATCCAAACGTTTTATGTATGACACTGGCAAGAAAGGATTATCGTCTGCAATACTATGATGGTAATATACTCCATTCTTTTTGTTTACTAATGTTCTTCTCTTGTATATCTCCTGTTCTTCCTGTATTACGTGTTCTTTTCCTTTATCATCTGTATGCGTAAAAAATGTGTTATATACCCAATTCTCTTTCCCTACTGGGTTTGTTGTCATAATAAAGTGTAATGACATTTTAGGCTCTCTGATACGTCCTAAAAGCTCTGTATAAGCGTCATAACGTATTTCACTACACTCTTCCATCCAAACGATAGAAACACCATGTATGGACTTTATTTTCTCTACATTGTCCATTCCTCTGAATATAATTCTGCTACCATTTGAAAATCTTACTTCCATTGGTGACATAACCGCTACAGCCTTTCCATTCTTCGGCAAGTGCTGATTAGGTAGCGATTCATCACTTAACATGTTCATCTTTTCTAGTATCTCTTTGAATAATGCAAAACACGATTCTTTTATTGTTCCATATACCTGTCTTACTACCAAACAGGTTCTTCTTTCTTCTAGTAATTTTAATATGATTTTAAGTGCAACATGGTAACTCTTACCACTACCATATCCACCGAATAAAAGGTACTGTTCATAATTCCAATCTGTTAAAAAAGTGGAGAATCTTTTTGAAACATCAATGTTTACATCCATGTTCTTTTCTCCTTTTGTTTTAGTTTGTTTGTAATAACAGAAAAGGACAGATACATCACTTTGCATCTGCCTTTCTGTTTGAATTAATTATACCATATTATATTTTGTTCGTCAATGCTTTACTTGAATATTTTATCAAGAACATCTACCATATTGGTCAACGTATCCATTGCCTCCATCATTTCTTCATATGATTTTCCATGCACTTCTTTCATGCATTCGTCCCTATGGTTAATCAAATTTTCAAGTGTTGCATTTTTCATCTTGATATCTTCTTTCTTGATTTCACTCATACAAATCACTGAACCGATTGCATTCATAATTGTTGCCTGACTTTCAAGAATAATATCAAGTTTGTTTTCTACTTTCTCAATTCTCTCTTCAACTGTTTTCTCATTTACTCTTTCTTTTCTTTCTTCCATTATTTTGTACTTCCTTTCTGAAATAAATGTTTGTTTTTCTTTTAGGCTTATGCCTAAATGGATTATATAGGACTCGAACCTATAACTTGCCGCTTATGAGGCGGTTGCTCTAACCATTGAACTAATAATCCTTATGTGTTGCTTTCATGCGCTTGAACATTACTCACAACACTTTAGCAAGAAAAGAAATTTGGTATGCACACCTTTTACAGTGTGCAACTGCCTAGGTTGGATTCGAACCAACACATTAAGGAGTCAAAGTCCTTTGCCTTACCGTTTGGCTACTAAGCAATACCTGTGTTTTAATGACTTTAACACCTGTCAAACTTTTCAGCAAGTTCCTTTGATATTTTAAAATCACTTCTTCTGTAACACTGTTCTGAATCTTGTCATCTTTATATTATCCATGTTGTGTTCACAATACTCTAAAAAGTTTGTTTGCGCTACTCTCATTGTTTTGTATACTCTAACTCTAACCATGTTTCTTGTTAATATCCTCTTTATCTGTTCTTTATTTTGTTCCCTTTGTTTCTTTCTGATTATATATTAACATAATCCCCTGCGTTTGTCAACACTTTTTCTCGAATTCATAATTCTTTTTCATTAAAGTTATTACTAGATGGCAAAAACCATCAATCGCATCCTTTTCTCTTTCTGTTCTACCATCTGATATGTTTCTCTTTATGTTCTTTAAATCTTGTACATACATTTCTTCTTTTGTTGCTTTTGTGACTTCTATAAAATTTCCCTTATATTCTACTCCCATAGATTCACAACACTGTAATTCTCTTTCATACGCTTGTCTGTATGCATCATACTTGCTTTTAGCTCTTAAATAATACTTTACTTTTTCTCCATTTGTCTCTGTTTTGATTTTATATGTTTTCATTTTGTTTCCTCCTGTTTTGATTTTATATGTTTGTTGTTCCTTAACTTGTTTATATAATAACATAACAATATATAAAAGTCAAGTAAAATTTTAAATTTTACACAATATGTTATTATATAATATTTTATATTTATATAATAAAATAAGCACCCTAAAATGAGTGCTTATATCTTCTTATATTTATCTGATATTATTTTAGGTGTGCAATTATTCCATGAAACATTATGATGTAAACGCATTGTTTTCTTTGTTCCACCCATCATGCTTACTGTTACACAACTAGGACAACATATAACACTGTAAAAGCTTTTAACATATGTTCCTAAATCTAAATATATATCGGTTAATCCTTTTTTATTCTTCTGCGTTTGCATCTGCTCAATAACAACATCTGTATAGGTTAAGAACAGTTTTCCTTGTGTTCCATACAGACAATACGCATTCGTATCTTCGTTTATCGTTCCTAAAAACTTAAACGGTCTATTTGTTTTACAAAAGAAGCTGTTCATTGCCTTACGCAATATTTTCTCGTAATAACGCTTATTATCCTTACCTCCAATAAAATCCCCACCTTGTGCAAAAGCGATCGTGTATGCGCCTGTTACATCAAGATAATCAAGCATTATATCAAACAACGTATCTGCATTTTTAACTTTGATGTTCTTAAACTTATTTTCTAAAACAATCTTAAAAGCTATTTGTGTATAGTCATCATCCAACACTAAAAAATATTTATATCCTAGTTCTTTAGCAATATCCCAGCACTTGTTACGTGCATACAAAACAATATTGTGTTTTTCAAAATTGTCCATTGTATCGCATTGCTCCATTGCTTCTTCTTTGTCAAAAACATAGACATTATCATTGCCATAAATTCTTTTATAATCGCTTTCCATTTCGTCCTCATTGTCTATAACAAGAATTACTTTGCCAGTATATCCAGCTTTCTTTAACGTCCTTAATGTTTTAACATTGCTTGCTCTTCCATGTGTTAAGATAAAAACAACAAAACTTTTATGCTTCATCACTGTCACCTCTTAACAATGCCACTTGCTCACTCATTTCAACATACCCTTTTGCAATAGCATCTTCAAAGTCAATAATAACAAGTGCGCTATCTTCCATAAGTTCTTGCATTTCTTTGTCAGCGTTTGCATAGTATTCAGCAATCTTGGAGTAATTAAAACATAAATGTCTATAAGCACCATATCTTAGGAACTTCTTTTCTTCTTCTGAAACATTGCTTTGTTTTATTTTATGCAATAGCTCTTTTACTTTTCCAGTATCAACAAGTTCTGATATGCTTGGTGTTTCTCCTTTTATTTCATACTGTGGAATGTTTGTTTTCATTGTATACTTTTTTTCTTCCTCTTCCACATATTCACCAAAATCAAAACCAAACAGTTTCATTTGTTCTTTGTCAAGTTCCTCAAGTTCCTGTGCTAATAAAACATCATCCCATTCACTTTCATTCAGTTTATTATCTACCAGCCTGTACGCTTTTATTTGTTCTTCTGTTAAATCTTCTAAACAAACTGTTGGTACTTGTTTTAGTCCTGCTTTCTTTGCTCCTAGTATTCTACCATGCCCAGCTACTACACTGTTATGTTTGTCAATGATTACTGGCTGTGTAAAACCAAACTCTTTAATACTATTAGCTATTTGTTCTACTTGTTCTTTACTATGTTTCTTTGCATTCTTCTTATATGGTTTTAATTCTTTTATTGGTTTATAAACTATGTTTAGTTCTTCCATGCTCTTCTATCCTTTCTATGTTTTATTTATATATGTTTTATATACCTTTGTTATGCTTGCCTTTGTTCTGTTACACGTTTGTTCTATGTTTTCTTACATAGCTTTTTATTATGCACATGGTGTTCTATTTATTTTACTTACATATAGCTTAGTAACTTACCCATGTATTTTACGCTTTTAACTTTACAATTTTTTAATGATAATAGTAATACTGCTTTATATTTTGCTTCCTGTATGTTTTGTGCATAGCATAATGTTTTATTTGTTTGTTCTGTTTCTTTTCCGAAATCATCTAACTTTGTATATACTACTAAATACTTACTTTGTTTTTCATCTTCTATTTGCATATTTAGTTTTTCTAGTTCAGCAATACCCATTCTAACCCTCCTATCTGCCTTTTCTAGCCGTTTTATTTATATAGGCTTATACTTTATAAGGTTAATGATTTAAAACGCTTATATGAGCTTATTTACCACCATATACATCATTTCCCCATTCTTCCTCTTCGCTTTCTTCTTCAAGCCAATCTGTTCCATTTTCTGCATTCCATATTTCTTCGTCATCCTGTTTGTTTGGTTCATACACATCGCCCTGTGTTATTAGGTTGATTGTTACTTCATTCTGTACTTTACCTGTTTGTTTGAACATATCTAATTTATCCATCATTGTTACAATTTCTTTGATTGCTCCTACATCACCGGTTAAACCTTTTTTAAACAGTGCTACCATTAATAAATTTTGGTTTGTTAGTTCGCCACTTTTGAAGCCCATGTGCATTAATACTTGTTTTTGTTTTTGTGTTGTTATATCCATTGTGAGTAATGCTTTCATGGATTGCTGTAATGCCATTTTTTCATCACGCTTTTTCTTTCTTGCTTCAACTCCAAGCTGTGTTATTCTCTTTCTATCTTCTGGTGTTCTTTCATTCATAGGGATTAGATTTTCTACTCCACTACGTAATATCTTTGGTGACTTCTTATTTGTTGACATTTGTTTCTGTTCACTCTCCTTTTACTTTTGTTCCATAATATCAAATAAGGCAAGGAAGAATGCTTTGTTTTGCTTCTCCCTCACCAATATTTCTTTTATATAAAAACAGTAAACATATAAAACTAATCAAGTATACGAGGTTTTTGTGTATATGAACGAAATTATTTTATAAGTACAAACATGGCTTTTTATTATTTGTTTTATACATCCACTGTTTTTATCTATTTATATTTTGGCTAACATTTATGGCTGTTACTTATACATTCCTATCCTAGAATATTTCCTTAGTTCCATTTTATTATAGCATGTTACTATCTATTTGTCAACGATAAAATTATACTTTATTTATGTTTTCTTTGTTTGTTTTGCCTAAAAAGTAAATCCCTTTCTTTCTTGGCTTTTATCCTTTCTGCTTTCACCTTTTCATTTGCTTCATAGTATTCTAAATACTTACTACATGTTTCATGGCAATGTAATATTCTTTCTTCACAATTCTTACATGGACTGTGTAACATCATATCAACCCTTTTCTCCTTAAATAATCTTCCACATCACATAAATACAGTATTGCTTCCTGTGTATCCTGTTCCTTTATACTAACAATACCATCTGTGTCTTTTACTGTGTACCTATATTCTGATATCGGAAAACCATCTTTTGTTTCATTCTTTAGCTTGTGTTTTACTTTTGTTACAAAGTTCAATATGAATACTACAACAAATGTTACTACAATGCTTTCTAATGCCCCTATATGGCTTTTTATCAGCACATATGGGAGTATGATATAAATAATACATACAAGTTCTTCGAAATGCCCTACAAGCCAATTACGAGCCTGTACAATAGTTTCCTTTGAAGAGCTTGCTACTGCTTCAAATAATTTATTCATAGTTTCTTTAATCCTTTCATGAAATCACCCATTCCATTCTTTAATGTTTCCAGTTTTGTTTCAAGCCTTTTTCTATACGGTGGAGTTTTGCACACTTCACATCTGTATTTGTTTTCTTTGTTAAAGAATGCTCCAGCAAACTCTTTACATATTTCACAATTATGTTCGAACACTTCTTTTTCATCTGTTATAACATACACTTCTAATTCTACACATCCAATTCCGTTGCTTTCATTTTTCTTTATGTTATAGCTTATGTTTCTTGAATTATTCTTTGCTATAATGTTTGTTGATATCCATTTACAGCATTCAAGATATGCTTGTTTCATTGTTTTAGCTTTAAACTGTTTACTGATAATCTTTTCTGCTATTAGCATGGCTTTAATCCTCCGATAACTCTTGCTTTGCTTCTACTGCACTTCTATCTGCAAGTTCGTTTAATGGGTCACCATTATGTCCTTTTATATGTACCATGTTTATGACCATTTTCTTTTCATACACTAACTTGAACATCTTTTCCCATATTTGTTTATTCTTTATCGGTTTATCTTCTTTTGTTTTCCATCCATTCTTATACCAGTTTAAAAGCCAACCTTTTGTTATAGCATTCACAACATATGCACTATCACAATACACTGTCACCTTTTTTGCTTTACTCTTAAAGGCTTTTACTAATGCCATATATACTGCTGTTAATTCCATTTCATTGTTTGTTGTGTTTCGTTTATTTCCTTTTGTCACACTTGTTTTAAATCCACTGTCACATTTTACAAGTTCCACATAGCTCCATCCACCTATTCCCGGGTTTCCACTACAAGCACCATCTGTGTAGAATATTAAATCTTTCATTTGTCTGTTCCTTTCTTTGCATCTGCTTTAATATCTGCATATAGTTTTACAATAATCTTTGCAACTAACTCCCATAATGTTTTACCATACACCGTTCCAATCCAATCATGCTTTTCTCTTACTTTTATGCAACAACATGAATAGAATACAAACTTTCTTGTTTCATTCAGCTGTTCATAATACGGTAGAAAACTCTGTGTTCTGTAGTTATACCTTATACAGATTCCTTGCATTGCTTTTTCTAATATTTCCAAAGGTGCAATCTCTGTTTTTGTATAGTTTTGTTTTTCAAGCATCTTTGCAACTGGTTTTACTTTCCAAAGGAAATTGTTTAATGTTTTGATGTTCTCCTGTTTTGTACAATCTAAATTTAAAATCTCTTCTGTTTTCATGTTTTGTTCCCCTTAATTAAAAAAGGCAAGAAATAGAATACTTCCTACCTCCTGCCTTTTATCAACATCTATGCAACGTTTATTTTATTTGTTTGTTTTAGATTTCCCAGTCATCATCTTCATCATCCTCTGCTTCTTCTGCTTCGGACTCTGCATCAGCGGCTTTCAGAAGTTTTACATAGGCATCTGCTTTCATCTTTGTTTTTGCTTTGATGCCACGCTCTTTACACATTTTGAAAAGCTCCATTGCTGTTTTCCCCTCATATGGGTCTTTTTCTTCATCATCCTCTGTATCCCAATCATCCTCGTCCTCTTCAACAACTGGTTCTGCTTTCTTTGCTTTACCTTTAGAAGCTTTCTTTGTTTCTTTCTTCGGCTCTTCTTCATCAAGTTCACCTCTGTCAAACTTTTCAAGAAGTTCAATCAGCGCATCTTTCTTTCTTGATTTACACTTAGAGGAGATTCCTCTTGCACAGCACATCTTGTAAAGGTTTGCCGCTGTCATATCTGTATAATCAAAATCCTCGTCCTCTGCTTCTGTTTCAGCTTCTTTTGTTTCCTCTTCCGTCTCTGTCGCATCCATTTCTACACCATCTTTAAGTCCTGTTTCAAGAACTCTTGCTGTAACCTTTGGAAGTGCTTTAAGAATTACAAGGATTTTATCTCCCGCAACTGCTACCTCTCTTGTAAGCATTGGATAACGTGAACCAATCTCACAGATGTTTTCTTTGTTCTTTCCCTCAATAATTTCCTTTGCCGCTTCATAAGCTGTCCAATTCTTTGCCATTTTTTTTCTTTCTCCTTTTCTCTTTCACTTTGTTTTCTAAATCTGTTCTTTTTTTTACTCTTAGATATTAACATATATTTTTGTTTTTGTCAATACAAAACTTGTAAAACTTATTCTTTTTCTGCTTCACAGCATTCACATGAACACGATTCTGCTTCGCATGACTCTGCATGTTCTACAAGTCCAACTGCTTCACACGCTTCTAAAACACAATCAAGTAATGCAATTAAACCATCTTCATCAAGTATTCCCAAACTGCCTTTAAGAAATACCTTTGTTTCTTTTCCATCTTCTTCTGTTACAAGCTGTTCTGCAACACTGTATCCGACTTTGTTTGTTTCACTGTTGTATGCTTCTGAAATCACAACATTTCTTCTGTCCTTAAAACGCTTTGAGGAAAGTTCTCTAAATGTTAATCTTCCCATTCTTCTCCACCTCCCTCTTCTCCGTTGTCTGGTAATTCTAATACTGCCATAAACTTAAGCATGATATATTCTTCGTCTACTAAAGAACAAATATTGTCTAAGTTTACATTTTCCACAAGTGACTTAAATGGAATTGTTGCATTTCCATCTTTGTCAAAGTTAATTGCTCCAATAGTAAACATACCTAAATTTACTGCTCTACTTGTAGCTCCTTTTGCATGTAAAGTAATATCATTGTTTAACCCTTGCAATAGTTCTACACTTGTTAGGATTTCATCATATCGTAGTTTAAACTTAACTTGTACTGTTTTGTTTTTACCAATAGTTAATCCCTCAAATGTAGCAATACCTTTTTGTTGTAACTTTCTTTCCACTATTTTGTTTTTCTCCTTTCTGTTCTAAACTTCTGTTCTTGTTTTCTTCTTTCCTGTTCTTTTTGTTTGAAATAGTTATTTCTTGCATTTATGTTATGTTTTACTTTATTAACATCTATAACATTAATACTTTGTTTTGTATTACTATTTCTATTTGTTGAGTTAGAATCTAAGTTGTTTAACTTATCTGTGTTGGGCATGAAGCTAACAGCTTCAAAACCCCCTCTTTCTTTCTCCCCCTTATAATACTCTTCTTCACTTTGGTTGTCAATACCCTTTTTGCATATTTTATACTTTTTTAAGAATTCGCTATCCTCTTCTTCTAACTTACTTAATACATCACGCTCTATAAGCTCCCTATATGCCTTTATATCCTCTTCTTTTATTGCAACCCATACTTCATCCCTGTTAATGAACTGAAAGGCAAATAGAGGTATTTTATGCGCTTCTAAAGCATGATGCTCTAACACATGAAATACACTTTGTTTAATACTGAAACTTTCATGGTCTGTACTTTTTAGTTCACAAAGGAAATGTTCATTTTCTCCATCGCATTTTTCTATCCATCCAGCACCACTGTTCTTTGTAGGTTTTAAACCTAACCTGTGCATTACTTCTGCTTCATTCTTTCTATACCACTTTGTACTACGCTTCTGCATGTTTTGTTAGCTCCTTACACTGTTCTTTGTATTTACAAGTCTTACATGCAGTAGCATATCTTCTACCATAAGATTTTCCAAAACAACTTTCTAAATCTTCTAACATTTGTTTTGTGATATGTTCATTTGTACAATCTGCATTACAATGATAGCGCATTAAACAATCATCACATAATCTCTTTTTCTTTTCGCATTTCTCTTCTTCTCTTTCTTCTGCCCTGTTCATACACTCTTTTTTACTATCACAACATTGACATTCCATGTTGTCATCCTCATACGTTCCAAAACAATTTTGTTTTAATACCTCTTCCCTTATATCCCTTAATTTTGTTCTTTTGTTTTCCCAGCTTGCTACTACTTCCAAAACATCTACAACCTCCTGTGCTGTTATAACATCAAGACTCACATTTCTTGATTTAGTTTCACATACTGTTTTAATACAACCTTTTACTTTGTCCGCAAGCCCCTGTAAATTATACTCTTTTTCAATCTTCATTTGTTTCACCATCCTGTTCTTTTAGTTTTTGTTTTGTTAATGCTTCAAGATATTTGATATATCCTAATCCAAGTCTATGTGTGCTTTTACTTCTGTAATTCTTTCTTGCTTCATTGAGTTCTGCTGTTCCAAACAGGTCTTTAAATCTTGTTTCTGTTTGTACTATTACATAACTGTAATTATCTTTTCCATTTAACATTTATTCTCCATACCCCCATTCTAAATGTGCTACTATGTACATCTTTTTCATAATAGCCTTTCTAAGGCTTGTATATGCCCCTATATTGAACTTTTCTCTATGAGTAATACAATTTGTTATATATCTAATTAAATCACCTAATCTGTTCTGTAATGTACAATAATCATTACAATGTTTATCTTTTTCTTTCCATTTTTCTATAGGACAATAATTACAAGCTGAATCAAACCTATATTGTAAATTGCGTTCTTCACTTGCAATATAGCAAGCTGCACAACCGCAATTCATTAACAAATTATTCTTTTCATATTCTGTTATCTTTCCACTAGCAAATAGATTAAATAGTGCTGTTCTTTTTAGTGATGCAATATATAGTGTTTCTATTTGTTCTGTATTTGTTTTATAATATTCAATAGGTTCATTTGTTCTGGTAATAAATACTTTTAATACTTCTTCCCAAAGCATTATATGTATTTCATTGTACCTTTTTAATATGTTTTGTTCCATGTTTGTTTTACCTACTCACCTTTTATAATTCCCTTTGCTAGTTTACCAATGAACTGTTTGTCCATTCCATTCAACCTACTAAACAAATCAAAACCTGTTGTTCCATCAAAATCATAGAAAACATATCCATACTGGGTATTTATTCTAATTGTTTTCTGCGAATATACTTTTTGTTCCCTTACTAACTGTTGTGCTACTTCATCAAACTTTTTATCACTCCATTTTGGACTGTCTTCTTCATAATACAAATAACTATGTATTAGAACAACCCTTTGTAGGAAATCTATTTTTAACTTATCTGTCCAATATGCTGGAAAAATATACATTTGTTATTCACTCCTTTGTTATTATATTTTCTTCTAATCTGTTTTAATCTCCTTATTTGTTTTATATTACTGTTCTCTTGTTTACAAATAATACTATAATACATTTGTTATTATATGTCAATAACTATTTTAAAAATAAACAATAACTATTTTAAAAACTTTTATGTTATATGTTTTATAAATATAAGCTGTATAGCTTTATAAAGAAAAATATATATAAATATATATAAAAAGAAAATTCGTGCTTTAAAAATTTATTTGTTTCATTCCTTTTTGTTTACAATATTGTTTAAAAGATTTTATATTGTTTCTTTCAAATATTTCTCTGGTTCTAAAAACAACGTCATCTAAATTTATTAATGCTTTTTGTTTTGAAGTATATCTGTTATATTCGATTGCAATTCCTGTTTGATAATGTGTAATAGAATAACACCTATTTTCTAATTTAACAATAACAATATTTTTATACTTTGTTTTATAACACGGTTTCTTTATAACTTTTTTGTCACATCCCATTATATTACATTCCATGCTCTAACCCTCCTATTTAACGATTTAAGACACTTTATGCCTTTGCCCTATACTTTTATTACTGAACTATATAAACACGCTAGAAACTTAAAATACAAGCTCTAATAGGTATAATAAAAGGTAGCTTTTTAGGCTACCTAGAATTCAATGTACGAACCACCTGCGAACATTACTGACGGTCTACTAAACTTATCACAATCAAAAGGATTTAATGATGGTGTGATAAAACATAAATCACCATAGCAATAATAATGTTCGCAATCTTCAACAAAAGTGTTCTCCCACTTAATAGAACTAATTGCCTTTTCAAAAAGGTTGTTGCTTGGTGTTGAACACTCATATGCTGTTTTAAGTTTTTCAGAAATCTGTAATTCTTTCATTTGTTTGTCCTCCTAATGTGTTATCTCGTTTCTATGATATTATATTATCACAGTTTTAATGTTCTGTCAACAATCAGTTTAAACTTAAAAAAGGAACGCTTGTATATGTTCCCTAAAATGTTTCTTCTTTTAGTTTTTGTTTTGATTTTGGTAAAAATCCATACATTGCAATACAATAGCTATCTGCCATATCATCATTTATTTTACACGGTACTTTCTCACCGCCTATTTTAACGTTTATAACGCCTTTCTTTCCCCTACCCTTATATTCCTCAACTATATACTTTAGAAGTCCTTTCTGCTTCAAATAGAGGATTGTAGGATACTTGTTTGGATTTATTCCATATTTATTCTCTTTTGGTTTACTTGTTCCAACAACTGCATTCTTCCAACTTTTTGTCTCAACAGAATACACTGGTATACTATATGGATATAACGTATCTATTATTTTTACAATTAACCCAGCTGTAGATATAATATAGTCATAACTTATATGCCCTTGCGAATATAGTCTTATTCTCTCTACTATACAGATTGTATTTCGTTTGTCTAATCTATATTCTCTTACTATTTTTGTTATCTTGTTTTCTATGCAACGCCTTTTATCTGCATTTGTTATACAATTTTCAAAGTCAACAGACCATATATCAACTAATACCGAATCGCAAACTAATGTTATTCCTGTCCGATTATAGCTTTCATCAATTCCAATTACATATTTTTCATTTGTTACATATTTAAAACTATATCCTTTGTGTTGATTTTCTTCACCCCTACAACAAGCACCAACATGACCTTTATTAAATCCATCATATACTGTACTATTAACGCTTGTATAGAATTTTCGTTCACGTGTTATATTATTCGTTGCAATCAAATGCTTTTCAAAAGAATAACATATATTTGCCCACTGTGTACACCATTCCAAATTATCCGCACGATTATTTAATGGGTTTTCATCAAGATGGTTTACAGTATCATAAAAATATGGATTATCAATAAATGTTTTTGCAACTAAAATATGTATTTGATATTTTTTTGTTTTTCCATCTTTTGAAAGTTTTACTAAGCATCTACCCTTTTTTGTTATTTCTGGCTTCAATATCTTCTCTTTTTTCTTTGAAATATTTTTTACATTTCCAAAATTTGATACTTGGTAGATTCCCTCATATCCTTTTATATCTTTCCACTCTTCTATTTGATACATTGTTCCCTTATATACCTTTCTTTTTTAGCTTTTGCAAGTTTCTTTCTGAATCTTATTTTATCTTCCTTTGCTACCATCTTTGTATCATTACATTCACAAAATTGAATTCTCTTTATATGTTCAGAAAACCATGTTCTTTTTACAAGTTTAAATGTTTTAAGATTTTGGTTATATAAAAGATATTCGTTGCCTACTTTTCCACAATATAGAATTGTATATACATGTTCTTCTGATTTTAGTTTGAACAGTGTTCCAGCTTCTATTCTGTTGCAATCACTACATCCCATTGTTTTAAGTTCGCTGTCATTTTTAATACTTCCAACAATGTAATCTCTTCTGCTAAACATACATCTGTATCTATATCTGTTTAATACACTTTTTTCTTTTTCAGCTTTGTTTAAATAGCAACATTCTGCACAACTTAGTTTCCTCATGCTTTCAGCCACTCCAAACATTTTTCTTTACTTGTGAATACTGGGTATATATCCCTTTGTGTTTTTCTGATACCAGTGTCTATTGTACTGTTAATACATAAAAAGTTTTGTTTATAGCTTTCTATGTTTTCCCTTTTGTCTGTTACACACTTAATAGGTTTTAGGTTGTATAATGTTTCTTCTTTTCTAACTATGCATTCTTTTACAGCGCATTTTAAAACAACATTCTTTTTTGCCTTTTCCCTTTTACTTACAAATACAAGAAAGCATTCTTGCTCCGGTAAAAGCCTTAAATATGTTTTGTGTACGTTCTGCATTCCTTTGCACTCCTTTGTTTCACACTCCATGCAATCTAAATATGTTACACGGAGTGCATATGCTTTACAATATTTTGCCATATTGCTATAGCCTTTCTTTTACTTTTCCATAGCATACATCTTTCATGTTACATTCTTCTGCCATCTTACAATTATAGCCTGTGCATTTCTTATGCCTTTTTACAAGCTTGTTTTGTTCTAACAATTTTGTTTTACTTTCCTGTATTCTTTCTAATCTTCCAATATACTGTGCAATCTCACTTGGATTGTATTCATAGTGGTACACTTTAAATTCCTGTGTATTTTTATCATCACATAAAACAATTCCATGATGTATTCCTGTTAAATACATATATAATTGGCATTGCTTTCTTCCACTCGCATGGTACTTTTGTTTTTTAAATGTGAATGTATTCACGCTCTTAATTTCTACTATGTATGGAATCTTTTTAACGCTTTCATCATATACGCTTTCAAGCCTGTAATCCTCTGGTATTTCGCATATAATATCGGGTGTATAGGATAAATCAAATTCATCAGCAAAACGGCTAAAATCGCAATCTAAAGGCTTACACAACCCACCACGAATAAATAGCCTTTGCCACTTTTCATGGATTGCATCACCCTCACTGAATATTCTTCTTAAACCTACTGGAACTTGCTCACCCTGTAACTGTTTATAAAACAAAGAAAGAACTTGCTGACGTATGCAAAACTTATCATCTGATACAATCACAGCACTGGCATGTAGCCCTTTTCTTTCTGTTGTCTCCGCTCCTCTTGTCATTACACTTTTAAGGAATTTAAGTTCTTTTGGAATATCCTTATCTAAATAAAATAAACCATTCAACATTTGTTCTATTTCTTTTTCTTGTGTGCTTTGAATCTTTGTAAAAGTTTTATCTGCATCCTTTTTGATATCATCTACTATTCCCATTTTATTCTCCTTGTTCTGAAATAGATAATATGTTTGTTTGTTTCAAACCGGTGGTGGTACAGAACCTTGTTCTTGCTTGCTTTTCTGTTTCTGCATAACAAAAGAATTTATGTTCCGCACTTCCACCTCCTGTATAAGTTCGTTTAAATACTATACAATAAAATATCACTCTAACATTTCCTTGTACTTTTTCTTGTGTTCATCCATGATTTCTTTTCTAACAGAATCAAGGTCTGCAAAATCAACAAAACCACGTTCATAGAATAATGGGATTTCACAGCTCTGCATTGGATTACAAACTTTACTTTTTACAACTTTAACTTTCATAATCATTCCTATACGCTCTTTCGCTTCTGTGTTGAATGGGTTATGATTAGGGATTTCAATATAGCCTTTTCTTGCTACTTGTATTCTCAGATTTGCACTGTGCTTTAATTTGTGACCTCCAGGAGTCTGTATATTATCTCCAAAAGGCAATGCATTCATTTTATCTCTAATCTGATTAATAAATATGACTGTAGTTCCTGTTTGCTCTATTACGTCCTCAAGCGTTGGTAAATACTTATCCATTAATCTTGCTACTCCACCGATACGCATTTCCTGTTCACTGTCTGTGTTTACCGCTTTTCTGATTTTGTCTATATCATCTTTTGGCTGTAAGGATGGTACACTATCAATTACTATTAATGGGATTCCCTCTTCTGCGAATCTTATCGCTCTGTTAAATGCTTTTTCTCCATATCTTGCTCTATATACAATCATCTGTTTTGGTCTGTTACCAAACAATCTTGCTCTTTCGCTATCGAACGAACCCTCAACAGGTTCAACCAAACACAGCTCATGCTGTGCGCACATTTGATATGCAAGTGTTGTCTTTCCAGCACTCTCCGCACCAAATATTTCTATAGTTCTTCCTTTGGGGATTCCACCACCAATAATGTTATCCAAATCCGCTAACCCTGTACTCCATCTTGGAATCTTAAGTGCATCAGATTTACTTCCCAAACTGTAAACACTTCCTTTTTCCTTTTTGTCAATCTCCGACATAAGTTTCAATATTCCGTCTTTATTCATTCCCTTACTCATTTTTTGTATCCCTCCATATATTCACGACATAATTCGCCTAATTCATCTATCGCAACATTATTAATTGTAGCTTTATCTGTCAATTCAAGCTCTTCCGCTTTATCAAGATACCATTTCGCTTTGCATAAGTCCTCGTAACCATTTTTGTATTTATGTCTGCTCAAATATTTATATGCATTTACAATGCAATAATCCGTTACCCTCTGATTCCCAAAAATCAATCTCATGTTATCAATGCATTCAATACTCGTTCTATCTTTATAATAATCTGGATTTATGTTATCATGTTTGTTTTGTTCTGTTTTTTTCATCTCTGTTTTCTCCTTTTCAATAATAGGTGCTTTCGATACTTCCTCTCTTACTTTATTTGTTATTGCAGTGCATATTCTTATTTCATTACACTCTTCCCCTGTTACTTTACATGTTCCATCATATTCATACTCACAACCGTCACATCTTTCCATTTTCTTCTACCTCGCCATTAATGTACTATTATATTTTACAACTCTACTCATATATTTGTTTTTGCTAAATTCAAGTGCGCCTTGTTCTTTTAAAGTTTTAATTACCCCCTTTGTAACACTTCTTCCTTTGCATCTATCATAGAAGTCATCATATGATTTAAACACGCCCTTTCTGCGCTCGTTTTCAATGGTTTCTGCGGCTTTTTCTCCAATGCCCTTAATAATACTTAACCCTTGCTGTATAACGTCCTCTCCATCCATTTTACGCAATGAAGTTTTAGCTGAATAATTAACATGAGGTAGCATAACCACAGCACCGTCTTTTACTGCAAACTGTGAATACTTAAATATATCTGCATCATTATCTGCATACTTCATTTTAACATACCAAAACTGTGTTGGATAATGTACTTTATAATACATCTGATCTATTGATATTAAAGCGTATCCTGTTGACAATACCTCACACACTTTCATGTGCCACACTACGCTAAATGTGTTAAGGTTTGGAGCACACCAAAGACATAAGCTTTCACCCTTAGTCCTCTCCATTATGCTCTCTGAATCTTCCCATGTTATATAGGCTTGACTGCTGATTACCTATTATTTACTACTTAGCACCTCACAATAAGGCTTTTATTTCAGCTTATAGTATCTGAATGATTTTTTCTGAATTTCTTCCGCATTCACACTTTATTTTTCAATATATGTTGTAGCTCATTCAGCTTTAAGGACTCCCAGCATTTTCGGAGATTTTCAGCACACACTTTACATGTATACTGCACTCAACCTTTTAAGTCTATGACCCTTATTAAAGCCATATATGAGCATGCTCGCCCATATGCTATTTGTTTGTTCTTTCGTCAATCCCTCTTGTCGGCATCCTTTAAAAAAGTCTTTCTTCATTTGTTCAATAATTGGAACGTATTCTGGTTTTGTTAGGTTTTCTGCTTTTTTCATAATCTTCAACATATCAAAACTCTGCTGTGGTGTTAAGTGTCCAACTTTCTGTGCTACTTCAACCGTTTGTTCTTGGTATAGCATTGTTCCATATGTTTCTTGCGTATATTTATAATATGGTGTATTCTTATCCACATTATCTGAAAGTTTATTATGTGCATATGTTTCATGCATGTGCAACTGTAATGGTGCTGGTCTGTTTAGCGCATTCACCGCTATAATATCATTAACACAATCACACTGAATCATATCAAGAATCTTTTTAGGTGCTGACTTCTCCATCTGGAATATTCCATCTGTTCTTCCCTCTCTGAATCCCTCTATAACTTCTTTGCTTTCTTCATCCTCTTCTGTGATTGTATGACCTGTTTTCTCTCTTAACTCACGCATTTCCGACATTGTTTTAAGTCCGAGCATATCAAACTTTACACAATTAATATGCTCTAAATCATCTTTGTCAAAACAACTGCTTAGCGCTCCTGTCTTTCTATCTCGCATAATAATACAAGTATAGTCACTTATGTCTGTTCCAACCACAGCAACACCAGCCGAATGTTTTCCTAAATATTTTATCTTTCCATACAGTTTTGAAAAATGTTTTATAATGTTATCATACTTCTCATTGAACTCTTCTGTTCTGTATCCATTCAGCAAATTACTCATGTTCAGTTCATCATCTACTATGAATCCCTTAATATATGACTTAATTTCTGCAATCACTTTTTTATTTTCATCTGCTTCAAACCAATCAACATCTTTTGTTGTTTTTAGATTACAAACACTTGCTAAATCATTCACAAGATTGTCAACTCCATACATGCCATAAGAACAAATCTGTATTGCTTTGTTTGGATATTTGTTTATAACATAATCAATTACTTCTTGTCTCCTGTCTCGTTCGAAATCTAAGTCAATATCCTACCTTAGTCGTTCGTTTCCAAACTATCAAGGCTAGACTATATCTTCCACTACTGTGGCATTCGCACTTCGGAATGGTGCTTATCTCCATCCCTACCCCTGTTACTCTCTTCACAAGCTAGTCGTTACACCTTTATATACATCTGTATACACTTGGCACGGTATTCCCTCTATCTCACCATCACTGGTTTAGGGTTTCTTAGTCAGATTATTCGTCTATGGTCTATGCCCTATTATCCTGTTGTAACATTTCAATAAGGAGTCTTATTTTTCTGATACCGTTAGCATATTATAATAATACACACCATTAAACAATGTTCACGAATGATGCCCAATTAAGTTTAGGCAATGACTTCTTTTCCTTACGCATAAATCTGCTAAAATCAAGGTTATATTTTATACTATCAACTTCTGTGATTCCTACTGCATAAGCTACAAGGCAATTACAAACAGAGCCTCTTCCCTTTCCTGTTTCAATTCCATTTTCTTTCGCCCATGTTATGTAGTCTCTAACAATAAGGAAATAGTCTGCAAATCCGTGGTAATTAATTACTTCCAATTCCTCTTTGCATCTTTTCCAATATTTCTTGTTCCATTTGTTTCTGTTTTTCAATCCCTGTTTTGTTAATGTTTCAAGCTGTTTCGCTCCATTATCTGATATTTTAGGAAGTTCTAGCTCCAAACCATCTAATATGTTATCTTCTACTTTGTTATATATTTCTTTCATGTTATCTGCAAATCTTTCTGCAAGTTCCATTGGTCTTTTAAACTTCTTTTTATAGATTTTTGCAAATCTTTCTGTTATCTCATACTCTGTAGGCATGTACCTTTCACTGTATGTTCTTTTTACATCCAATGTTGTTTTTCCAATTTCATGCATTTTACAATATGTATCGAAATCTTCCTTACTTCCAAAATGTGAGTCACTTGTTAGAATACATTTAATATGTTTTCTTCTTGCCATTCCCATAAGTTCATAGTCTGTTCTTTGTTGTGTACCCTGTTCATCTATTTTATATGGCTGTATTTCAACATACAAATCTTCTTTAAATATTTCCTTGAACTTATCTAGCAAACGCTCTGCTGTGCTTCTATGACCATTTAAAATGGCTTGTGATGTTGCACTTGCTATACAAGCTGTTGTACATATAAGTCCATCTGAATATTTTTCAAGTAACTTAAAATCAACTATTGGTTTGTAATAGAATTGTTTTGTGTTCGCTTCTGTCATAATGTGACATAAATTTTTGTACCCTTGCAAATTCTTCACAAACAAATTCAGATGGTAGCTTTTTCTCTGTGGATTTTCTTTATTGAATTTTGGTTGAAAATATATTTCACATCCCATGACTGGTTTTATTCCAACTTCATTACACGCTTGGTAGTGTTTTATTAATCCACTAATAGAACCATGATTACTTACACCTAACGCTCTATATCCTAATTCTTTTGCGTGTTTTGCTAACTGTTCTGGCTTACCAAATCCATCAAACAATGAATATTCATCATGTCTGTGGATATCCCAAAAATTTCCCATTCTTCTTTCTTCCTTTCTGTTCTCTATTTTCTACTTAATTATAACAAAAGGGGCTGAAAAAATCAACCCCTATGTACAACTTTATTTTACTGTTTTCTGTTTAATAACTTCCTCAATCTCTCCAACTCTTCTTCTTGTCTCATTAATAGAATTATGAATCTCTTTAATTCTACACTCAAGTATTTCTTCAATGTTAAGTAAACGCTTATCGAATTCTGTATTTATTTTATCAAACTGATTCCACATATTACGACCAATCGCATCAAACGAATTTTCAATTCTGCTCTTCTCTAATGCCTTTTCAAATCCTCGCTTCTCTGCTTTTCTGATTTTCTTTTCATATTTTGTTCTTGTAATAAACATAAATTTATTCCTCCCAATCGTCCTCTTCTTCATCCCAATCATCAGATTCATTTTCTTCGTCTGCTTCTTCCAAAAGGTCAATGTAATATTCTTTTGACTTCTTTTGTTTACAATCAATTCCACGTTCTTTGCACAACTTGTAAAGCTCCTGTGGCTTCATGCTTTCGTAATCGTTTGTTTCTTCCTCTTCTTCATCCCAATCGTCTGTTTCTTCTACTTTTGTTTTGGCTTTTGTTTTGTTTGATTTCTTCTTAGGTGCATCCTCTTCCTCAAAATCTTCATTGTTATCTGCTGGATATGCCTTATCAATATATTTCAAAATTGCTGAATCAGATAATGGCTTTACTTTGTTATTTCTGAATTTTGCTTTGTCCAGTGGAATTACAGAATATGTTGTGTTCTGTCCTTTTCCAATTCTTTTAATCTCATAGTCTCTATCGAGAAGTGTTCCATATGTTTCATATAATGAAGCAAGTGCGGGAACTGGTGAACAGTTATTAACCGCCGCCATCAGAAGTTTTACCTCTTTACTTTCAAAATCATAGACACTCCAAACATACATTTTTCGTGTCCTTAAATTTTCGTCCTCACAATACTCACATTCTCTTCCAAACTCCTCTTGGCATGGAACATTCACACCTAAAGCAAAACTATCATGAAACTTAATTTCCAAACCATCTTCCATATCTGTTAAGAATCTTACTCTTGCTTTTGAATCCTCTTTGAAAAACATAAACTTTCCTTTGCTTGTTCCACTCTTACTAATTTCGCTTTTAATGTCTGATAACTTAATTTTTCCCATGTTGTTTCTCCTTTTATTCTTTTGATATGTTTGTTTTATACTCACCGATTTCTACTGCACAAAACTGTTTTGGATTTATGATATAACCACCGAACTCTACAACTGCATTTGCATCTTCAAGATAACATTGTTTTATCACTTGAACTATTCTATTGACAGAATCTTTCATTGTTCGTTTTGCTTGTTTTACAATTTCTGTTAAAAGCATTTCATCAAAGCTTGCTTTATCTTCGTCACGCATAAATCCGAATTTTGTTTCATATTCGCTACAAATCAGTTTGTACTCTTCACTTTCTTCATTATACTCTCCATGTACCACCCTGTCAATCGTTAATTTTTCAAGCGTATCTTTATGATATAAATTCATTTTACAAGTTACTTTATATTTCAGCACCATGCTTTCTGACCCTCCTGGAACGCTGTTTAGCGGCTTTTATTTCTTCCTCTGACATTTCCCCCACATCTTTCTTATCAGCTGGATAATCAAAGCGTATAACATTAAAAAACCGCTTTAAATACTCTGTTCCTTTTATTCCGCATTCGTCATTGTCCAATGCAGATATTACTGTTGTAATTCCTTTTTGTTTTAATTTGTTCACCTGTTCATCTGATATATGCCATCCTAGTATTGCAACAACATTTTTTATATGTCCTCTTGTTTTAAGACTTAAATAATCCATGAATCCCTCACATATATACGGAATGCAGTTCTCTTCATATGTTCCACATAATGTGTCACGCTTTCTGAACCCCTCATTGTATAAATACTTTCTTTTCTTTTCAACATGCGGGTTCGTTGTTCTTCCTACCCATCCCATAAACTTTCCATTGTCCAATATCGGAAATATAAATGGATAAGCAACATTATAATTGTATTTACACTTTGAAACATTCAATGCACGTTTGCTGAATCCGCGTTTCTTCATGTATTCAATTATTTGCTTTTCATCCCTGCTATCTGCTTTATTCCAATCTGTTGTTTTTAACCCATAGTAATAATCCTTTGCTTCAATCAATGCTTGCTTGCTTTGTTTCTTCCTTTTTCTTTTAACCTTTATCTGCAACTTTTCTATTTTATCACTATGCAATATTTGTTCTAACAAACAACATGCCTGTAAATCATTTAACTCTGGGTGTGCTTTCATAACAAAATCTAATGCGTTTCCTTTTGCTTCACAACCAAAACAAAAAAAAG